GCTCCGACTTTACCGCCACGGCGGCAGCGATCTTGTCGTTGAGGGTCTTGCCGCTGAGGGTGCCGTCCGGGGCGATGTCCAGATAATCGCCCACCTTCACGCCGCCCAGCAAGGTAGCAGTGGCGGGGCGAAGGGGCATGTACTGCTCAAGCAGCTGCCTGATCTGGTTTTGCGTCAGGTAGTCTGACAGATCCACCTCTTTGCGGGTATCGACCCACGCGCCGGTGTCACCGTCCCACGTCCAAATGGTGTCCGTAGTACCAACGACTGCCCACCAGCCATTTTCGCCTATGGGAACAGCGGCTTTCAGAGCTTCCGGCGTGGCGTACCACCCCTGTGCACCGATGGTGATGGTGCGGACCTGCTCAAAGTATTCTTTTGTGCCCTGCAAATAAGTAGCAGACTGAGATTCCGAACGCTTTGAATTGGTTTCGCTTGTCTTGGCAGCAGCAGCAGACAAAGCTGCATTTTCAGAGTCTGCTTTTACAATTGCAGAAACATCTTTTGCGGCATTTTTTGCAGCCTGTTCTGCTTTTGCACGTTCTTCCGCAGCGGAACTTGCCGCAGAAACGGCTTCCTCTTTTGCGTTGATGGCACCTGCAACTGTACTCAGCTCATTTAAAGTGGATGCGTTGATTGGTGTACCATCCTTTATGGGTTCGTCGTTTCGGACAAGCGTTACAACTTCAGACGACCCATCCTCACGGACTAACGTCCACCTGCCAGGATATTTTGATATGCGGTCTTCAAAAACCATATTGGTCCTCCCCAGCCATGTATTCGCCAGAAAAAGTAACGTAAGTTTTGGCGATTGATTCTATGTCTGACAAAATGCTTTCAAGTTGGTTCATTGTCTCGAATCCGAGCCTATCCATAGACGTAGGTGTCGGCGCAGTTTTGGCGTCTCCTGAGTTTTTAGAACGAATAGATTCGATATTCGACAGCCACCTAGTAGCATCTGACGTGGTAAGATACCCGTTTATGTTCCAGTCCGTCTTGACATCTACGTCCGCACCAAGAAGTGAAGCAAGCTCTGATATGCCGGTTTCTATTCTCGAAAAATCTCTGTAGTCAAGAGCCCCTTTCATACCGGAAAGCCACTCTGCTTTTTCCTCATCCGTCCAGGTCCCGTTCACGGCTTTGCCGTAAATGAACTTTAGACGGTCAACATCGTCTTGGCTTCTGTCTGTAATCCAAATCGCCATAGTCCCTCCTTAAAGCAAAATCTTTTTGCCGTTGCCGACTTTAGTCGTGGACGGAAGCGTGAAAGCAGGGCTGAACTTGTTAGAGCTCCAAGCATTGTACTGCTCTGTGAGGAAAAAAATCCTACCTGCACTAGACGTTCCAAGACTGTAAGTCCCAACGTGTTGGCCCACGATATAGTTTCCATCAAAATCTTGCCATGCAGGGGAGCGTGACCATCTGTGGATAAGACGATTGACGGAATCATCATAAGACTGAACAAAAACATTTCGGGTTTGCTTTGGTAGTACAGAACCTTCTTTTTTGAAAAATGGGTTACTGCCATTTACATAAACATCTGCGTTTTTGTCTTCCGGGTCAAACATCTCATAAATAGACGGGAGAAAAACACTGCGAGAAAGCGTTCTGATTTCCGTAGTTTCACCGCCTACCGTGTAATAGAAAGAGGTAAACCCCATTGCGGACTTGACGGCATCGTTGAATTTGTTTTTGTAATCGCCATTCAACAATTTGTCGATGGAACTTCCAGCGTATGTATTGACGTGCGTCTGGTTCCACACTGTTTCAGCAAGAGGTTCTTTCCTGATAAGAAGTGTTCTACCGGGACCATTTAAGCCAGGCTCATACCCATTTTTTGCGACAACAAACTCTACATCCGCACCACTTTCTTGAATGTAAACAGACGATCCTTCCAGCATATCCAACAAAGACGGAGCCCGACTGATAACGGTACACTTTGCAGATACGGAAGATACGAAGGCTGTGACTACGGCATCTCCACTGGAAACAAAAGAAATGTCGCAAGCAGAAACGCCGCCTTTGTTGGAAGCGATCGAAACGGAAACAACGCCGGGAGGAGATGCTTCCCATCCGATTGCCGGGGAATCCTCTGAGGAAGGGACAAGCGTTGCGGTTAAACGAACGGTCTCTCCAGGATCCACAAAAACGGAGTCCTTGTCAAGTCTAAGGGCACTTACGCTTTCCACCATATATCCTTCCATCGTCCCTTTAAAACAGCCATTAAAGGTATACTTGGCATCCGTAACGAGAACGTTCGATGCATATCCAAACTGATGGTTTGTTCTAACAAAAGACAACGCATCAATATGAGGGCTTGCACGAAATTCCAAGTTTACCTTTCTTCTGTTAGAAAGAAGTGCGTATGTTTCGGTCAACGCATTTTTTGCGCTAGAAAATACAGATTTCGATACAAGCGGATTATTGATGCTTTGGGTCGCTCCGTTCCCACTAGCTCCGGCTGGATAAAAAACGGATTCGCCGCCAACCTTGCACGATACGTTTTTTATTTTTGTCGAAAACGTTATTTCTGGGTATTTAAAGCTATTCAAGAGCGATATTTCCTCAATACCAGACCTCGTGACTGGAACAAGAGGGACACGTTCAATGTGAATGACCCCATCTCTGGATTGGTAAAGAGCCATCCCGGCTGCGTTTGCAGCAAGCTGAAGAACGTCTGCGTTTTTATAAGAGGAAGCATCGGAGGAAATGTCGGAAGAATAGTTCTTTAATTCTTCCGAAATTTCGTAAGATATTCCGGAAACATCCAGAAGTTCCAACGCATCAAAGCACATCTGATAAAGGGTTCCGCTCGTGTGCCCGGTATAGATGGAATCTTGGAGGAAAGACAAAGCGTCCCTGGCATCAAACGACGCCGTTATGCCATTTGCTGGAATTGTCCACCCAGAAAGAAAGAACTTCCCTCCATCAATCCATTCGACAGCATCTCCAATGTCCATGCCGTACTGAACTGAAATCTCCTGACGTTCATAGAGATACCGATAAAGTCCACCTGGATTTACCGGGTTCCAGCGTTGCTCGGAGTTGTCAACAGAAAACGAAACGGAATCTTTGGAAAGCTGCCCAGAAATTGGGTCGCGTTTTGATTCGTGCGTATAAGAAAGCAAATCCGATTTGCTAAATTGGATACGCAGACCAAATTCAACTCGCTCCACTCTGGCTCTGCGGCCCTGGATGCACCACTCTAAAATTTCCAAAGTGATTGAATCATATCCGGAAATCTCAAAATCTACAGAGGATTCAACAGACTTGTTGTCGTCAACTTGTTTTGTTGCAACAAGCTCGCTGCCGTTATAGACCGTTAGTTTAAAAGATTTTGCATATTCATTTAAAGCAGACGACCACACGATTATAATTCCGGGGATTCTTTCAGTGTGTGTTTTGCTGAAAGAGAAAGTGATAATCGGATGGTTTGTGTCAGAAACACAATCCATACTTAAATACCCAGCGTTCTCGTAGGGCTCTGAACCTGGGACCAAAAGTTTGCTCCCATCAAGAACCCACAAATTAGGTTCTCCGGTGGCATAATTGGCCAAAGAAGCAGAATCCAGGTCTGTGACAGACAACGTGTTGCTGAATAAAGCCTGGTTGGAAGAGCTGGCAATAGCGTCTGCTTGCGCCTTATTGTCAGAGGCGTGGTAAGTGATGCGAACAAACATCTCCGGAACAAGTGTCTTGTCGTATTGTTCAAGCCACTTGTCGGAAGGCAGAAAGCCCATGAATAATCACCTCTCTTAAACTTCAACAAGGCTAAGAGCCGCTCCGACCCATCCCATAACGTTTCCGTTGGACGGAGAACGCCTCCACATCCCAGCTGTTCTATCGGAAACATACATTTGCCTTGTCGTGTAGCTTGCAGTCGCTTGGTTATAAAACCGAACAGTGCAGTAAAAGTTTGTGGTGAACGGCCCGATGACGTCCGCCCACTGTCTTGCGGTAAGATAATTCCATTTTAGAGAAATCTTCGCAACATCGTGCCGCACCACAGACCCAACGACTTTGCCTTGTACGTTTCGTCCAGAATCGACTATAGTGCTTGTTGTAGCGTCGTAGGAGGAAGGCTCAGGCAGCTCTCTGCCATTTACTGTGACGAGAGATTGCATAAAACGTAAACCTCCTTAGTAGCTGTAAACTTCGTCTCCCATAATCTGGAACCCACGCTCAGACTGCCGTTTCTCAACGGACGCAGTGATTTGCTTTCCGTCAAGGTAAATCTTGAGCTCTTTCCCTCCGGTAAGCTCGTCTCCGTACCGCTGGAAGATGTCAAGGAATGCGTTATAGCAACCATCATGGACGGCACTGCGGAGCTCTGCGGGGCTCGCTCCGCTAGCGGAAGAACTTGGGTAATAGCTACCGGAAGACGTATTGGAGCCATTGGCGGAATCATAATCGCTCGTGCCAGGGTAGCTTGAGTAGTTGTCATTCACAGACGGGCGGGAGCTTGTTCCGTACTTTCCAACAAGCGTTCCGACAATTCCTGCGATGGCGGCTGCAATTGCAGCGCCGCCAGCAATCATGATGACGCCGGTTGGAATGCCAAGAGAGGTCAAAACGCTGCCGATCGTCTGCAAGATGCCCATAAAAGCAGCTCCAATTTGACCGATAAGCCCGGCAATGCCAGCGATGATAGATGGGAACTGGCTCAAAACGCCAGAAGAAAGGCCAATACTGATCGCCCTGCCGGATGCCGAGATTGGCCCAATCAGAGAAGAAAACGAGGACGCAATTTTACTTCCAAGACCGACGACCTGCGTGGAGATTTCTCCAAATTTTGAAGTAATCCCAGCTAAGATATTGTTTCCGACGAGTTTTGCAGAAGAAAATACTTTGGAACCAACGGTCTTAAGAGCACTGGTGAGATTGGAAACCAAGTCGGAAGCGTAAGACTTGACCTGTTTTCGGTTTTCTTCCCCCATTGCCTTCCAGATAATGGCCGCTGTGTTTTCGGCGACGGTTTGGATATCGCCTTTCTTGACCGCATCAATCATGCTCTTAATCGTGCCAACGAAGTCGCTCTTAAGACCGTTGTCGATTTCATTCCACTTTGCGTCAAACGTATTGACCATGTTATCAACAAAGCCATTTGCAACGTCTGCGCCATAGTCAATCATCTCGTTTCCCTTCTGCTGAACAACGTTTGCCAAATTGGTCATAGCTTGTTCAACATAGGGAGACGCAGCAGTGATACCGTTTGCAAGGCCCTGATCGATGTAACCACCAATCTCATAAAACACTGTGGACGGCGAATGGATGCCAAGTGCATCTTTGAAGCCGTTGATAAATCCATCTGTGAATCCCTTGATTCCGTTTGTGATGGTACTCCAAGCGTCTTTTAGGCCATTGATAAGACCGTCCCAAATAAACTTGCCAAGTTTCCTCAATTCGCCAGGAAGTTTTTTGAACTCGCTGACAATAGACGAAATGATTTTTGGAACTTCAATAACAACGAAAGCTATCATGCGCTCCCGCCATTCGGAAATAGTGTCAAGAGTTTTTAGGATTGCAGTCCAAATATTGCCCGGTAATTCTTCAAAGAATTTAACAACAGAAGAAACAATTTTGGGAACTTCGGTTGTTACAGTAGTAACCATGTTTCCAACCCACTCCCCGATTTTGCCGACGGCAAAGCCAAGGGCATAGCCGATTTTTTCAGGAAGAGAGTTGAACCACTTGCCAATGCTGTTTATGATATTCCCGACCTTTCCGGGAAGAGAAGTCATAAAATCAATAGCCGCATTCCACTTGGTAACGATAATTTGCTTGATGGCTTCAATGCGCTGCTCAAAAACATTTTCGACATAATGCATTTTAATGTCGGCTTCTGCGGCAGCATCTGTTTTTTCGCCACTCTCTTTAGTGCCCCATTTGATGCCAGCCCAGTGAAGAACAAGGCCAATACCGACACCAGCAGCGGCAACGGCTCCAGCAACAGGAAGGCTTGCGCCAACAAGCAATGCAACGCCAGCACCAGCAACGCCGCCAAAAATTCCCATCAAAGCAGCAATGATGGTATCAAGAACCGGAAATTCTTTCAGCTTTTCGCCAAGAGAGAATGTAATTCCAGCAAAGGTAATAAGACCTGCAAGACCGATAGAAAGCGTTGCGGCTGTACCAGCAGCTACTCCGAGATTGGTAAGTAGTGTGATACCAGTAATAGAACCGAATGCTGTTGTTAAAGCAGCCTGAATCCATGTGCTTGCATCGCCAAGATTGGCTTCGCCGGTGCCAAGAGCATAAGTAAGACCTGCAAGGCTTGCCACAAAAGCGATGCCCATTCCAAGCGTGATGCCATCTGCGCCCATTGTGCGCCAAAGAACAAAAGAGCCAAACGCGGCAGAAACCACTTCGCCTAAAAGCTCAAGAGGGTTCCCGCTAGATGCGTAACCTTTTGCAAAGTTGAATACTAAAGATGCTTCGACAACAACTGTTACAATTGAAAGAGCCAACTTTTGCAAATCTGTCATTTTAGAAATTGCTGTTGCAATGTCCGTCAGGAAATTTGTAATTTTCCACAATGCGAGTGCAGCAGAAACAGCGCCGATAAACGGCAGCATATCTTTGATTTTTTGCTTGCTAGCGTCAATCTGCTTTGCAAGCTCTTCGTTGTACTGCTTGAACATATCGTAGCCAGACAGGTCTACATCGCCCAAGATGTTGCCAGCAGATGTGCCGCCGCCAGAGTCGGAGCTTCCCTGTGTGGGATCAATGATGTTCAGCTCATCAAAACCCATCGTGTAGTCTTTGAGGGCTTTGGCAGCTTTCTTTGTCGAATCGGCTGTATCATCCATTGCGTCACCGATACCGCCAACGCTGTCAGCGCTCTTTGTGAAATCAGTGAACACGACCTTCACGCCCATCAGCTTTGCCACCCATTCAACAAACTCTCGAATGAGCTGCACAGCGGCAATCAGCGGGGGGAGAATGGATTTCAGGGCAGGGTAGAGCAGAGAGCCAACAGACTTCGCCAACATATCCAGCTGCGCTTTCAGAATTTTGATCTGGTTTGCAGGGCTTTGGATGGTCTGTGCAAGGTTGCCCTGTACGTTGGCAGTCTGCTTCATAATGGCAATGTAACGCAGAACTGCCTTATCTGCCTGAGACAGACTAGAAACCTGTTTATTAAAGCCCAAAGCAAGAAGTTCCTGCTGCAACCGCGCCTGAGACAAGTCAACGCCCAAGCGGCGAATAGGCTCAAGTTCTCCAGAGATAGCAGAAGCAATTGCGGTAAAGGTAGTAGCGGTATCTTTATTCCAATAGGACGATTCGTCATAGGCAAGCTGAGTCAGGTTCTTGGACAGAACGTATGCTTTGTCGCTGGCCAGACCAAACGAAGTACCCAAGCTCTGAATGGTAGCCATGTAGGTCATCGCTTTGGTCGGGTCAACGCCAAGCAAGCCCTGCATCTTGCTAATGAGCGTATCGGCTTCACCGCTCAGATTGCCCATAGCATTATGAAACAGGTCTGTCGCTTCATAGAAGTCGTTAAACTTCGCAACAGCGTTGCCAAGATACTCAGCAACGGCTTTCAGCGAAACCAGCTTTGCCATGTTTCGCATAAAGCCGTTCATCTGATTGGACAGGCTAAGATAGCTCTTGCGCTGCTTTTCGTTGGCTGCGGTCACACGGTTCGCCTGTGTCACAACTTTGCTCAACTGCGGAGGGAGCTTTGCAAAGGCGTTGCCCACCTTGTCAAGCTGAGATGCAAGAGGAGTGAGGGCGGCGGAAATCTTCTGACAAGAGCTTGCAAAAGAATCAAGGTCTGTCGCTTTCAGCTTGTCGGTTAGGTCAGGAACCTTTCCGATTGCATTGAAAGCACTGCCAAGAGCTTTAAGGCTCGATGCGTCCAAAATGGACAGTGGAGCCAAAGCGTTAGTAAGCTGAGTAATGCTTCCAGACATGGAGTAAAAGTCCACGCCGTTCAAGCCAGACACAGCCGCAGGAATCTTCTTGATTGCATTCACGACCGTGTTGATGCTCTTTGCGCTTGCAGTCGTGTTGACGTTGGAAAGCCCATTTAGAAAGCTGGTGATTTTGTCCAGACCAGACATTCCAGCGGATGCCTGTTTCAGCGCTGCAATGGAACCGGCCAGCCTGTCAAGGCTGTTCACAACCTTTGCCACGTTGCCTTTTGTCCGCAAATTAGAAATGGCGGTAGCGAGCTTGTCGATATTAAGCTCTGCACCCTGCGATTCCGCAGAAATTTCTACGGATAAGCTCGTAATATCAACATCAGCCATCACTACCACCATCACTTTCCATCATAGAGAACATCATTCTCTTGATTCGCTCCTGCGCCTCAACTGCGCGTTGGTATTCATACTCGTCTTTCTCCTTTTGGGTAATGGGAAGTGGTCTATCCATGTACTTGATGAGCTTAGACCCTTTCTTGCGGAACATATTGCCAACCGTAGAGGAAAGCGCAGATGCCATGTAAAAGCCATTTCTCCACGCTTCTGTGTTGGCTCTGCGTTCCCGCAGCTCCTCTGCGTCGCGATAAACCTTCGCCAGCCAGACATCGCCGTACCAGAACTGGTCGTAGGTCATGCCGATGGAGATGTAATAGGCTTCTACATCGTGGAACAGCTTGGAAAAGGAGAACGGTTCTCCTTCTCTGTCTGTTTCCTGAGATTGTGTAGTTACACAACCTCCCACGTTGCGTTTTTTGCGGTCTTGTCCTCAGTGTCAGTTGCCAGCAGAGACTTGGAAGCGTCCATGAACATCTCAAGCAGAATGCCCATAAGGTCTTCCTTATCCTCGATGTGCTGGAACATCTCATCAACTACCTTGCGCTTGATGCCCTTGTTCCGTGCGATAAAAGCGCCGTAGAACAGGGCACGAGAGTTGGACAGCAGGTTGGTCATCTGAGTGTACTGGCCAATCTGAAAACCCGCACGCTCGGTGGCCTCCACGCTGTCACGAGTAAAGGTCAGCTCGTAAGTGTTCTTGCCATCGGGGGAATGAAAGTTGATAACTTTAGCAGCCATAATAAATGCTCTCCTTTATAAATAGGGGCAGAACCAAATCCGATGTTCAGTTCTGCCTGGTTTGATTGATTCGATTTTTGCGGCTTAGCCGCCGTTGACAGTCAGGGTTTCGCTGAACTCAGGCTTCTTGGTGAAGATGCAGTTGATGGTCATTTCCACAACCTCGTCTACGCCAAAGCCGGACAAGCCAACCTGATGCATGCCCTGCCAAGTGAAGCCGGAGCCGTCCTGCATCTTCAGGGCGTAATACTTTACGGCGTTGCTCTCGGAAGTCTCATCATAGCCAGCGGTCTTGACCTTCGTATAGTCGGCCTTGTTGTAGTTGGCAGTAAAGGACTTGGTGTCGCTCTGGATGATGCCGAAGATGTTGACCTGCATGGGGTCAGACAAGGTGGTGGCATCCAGAAGGTTAGGCTCGGAGATCAGGTCGGGCACATCCTTGATGTCGCACAGCTTCGTCAGAGCGGTTGCGCTGTCGCCACAATACAGGGTGGTATTCAGACCGGAGATAGCAGTACTCATAGAATGTTTACCTCCTTAGTTTCGGTAAATCATTCCGTCCTCTCCGATTGTTGCCCCGTAGCTGCAATCAATCCGATAGACGGAATTGTTGTACAGCCCATTCAACGGGGCAAACGACTTGCGATAAAATTTAAGCGGTTCAAGAACAGAATCCACGATGCCAACGATGGAACGTGCTTCTGCAATGCGCCCGGTGTTCTTGTTAGAGTAGACCCGCACACGCAGGGAAACGGCGGCGTATTTGCTGTGACCGGCAGAATCAATGTGCACAGGAAGGTTGCTGTTTTCCTCTATCTGCACACACGGAAACTTTTTGACGTTGCTGTCATTGATTTCTCCAGTGACGAAAATACCGGGGACTTGCTTTCGCAGTTCCTTAGCAACAGCCGTGAAGATAGAATTGAAATAATCAATCAACTATTCCAAACCTCCCTCCACGTTGCTTCGACTTGAGAAGCCATTTCCTCAACAGCTCCCCACATAGCCATAGCTGGCTCGTTGCCACTGGTGTAATTCAACTGGCCTTTTCCGTCCACTTCCTTAACAGGAGTGCCAGCATTGCCAGTTTCACCGTAGTAGTACCAGCGCTTGTGCTGTCCGTTGCCTTTTCCGTACGTTCCGTGTTCACCAACGCCGTCAGGAAGTTCGCCGCCATAAGCAGAGTGCATAACGCCAGTGCCAAACTCGATGAATGCAACTGCCTTTCCGTGCGCTACGATTGCAAAGCCATTTGGCGTTTGTACCGGGTCGTGCTCAACTGTTACGTCATTGTCTCCAGCATACTGTGCGTTAGCAAACCGTACAGTCGCAACGTCAATGCCTTTTTGCGCTAGCGCCTTTGCAAATTCCTGCGCCTTTTTGTTCAGGGTGGTCTTGTACTCCTGTATCTGACGTTCCGCATCACGAAGTCCGGCATCGCTCAACCTCACTTTAATTTTCACTTGCAGCCACCTCTTTCAGCGCATACTTCGTATCTGTGATATGCTCTGCGACCTTGACCACAATGTAATTGAAGGGCTTTGAAACGTCCGTCTGAAACCAGACGTGTGTGCCTTCATAAAGCGGTGTATTGTGCTTCTTGCTGGACGAACTGACAACGTAGCTATAATCCGTGAACGCTCCAAAAGGGTTTGCTTCCGCAGCGCCAGTAGGGGGACTGACATTCAGCATCAGCTTTGCGGGTTCGCTCCACGATTTGTATGTGGATTCGCCAGTCTCATTTCCCCACTCGTCCACAACAGGCGTTTTCTCACCGACCGGGTTTGAATACCACAGCGGGCGTTTATCCAGCGGGCTACCATTGAACATCAGCCGATAACACCTACTCTCGGAACCACTTCATTTAGCAGGGACTGCGCCACATCGGAGCTTTCCCACACACGAGTAATGCCATTGTTGGTGTAGCTCGTCTGTCCGTTTGCGCCGATGTGGTTATACAGTTCCGCTGCAATGCGTATCTGCAACGACTGATACTGCGAGGGCAGCTCGTCCGGTCTGTTACCGAAGGGGTAGCCCTGTGCAAATATCTTGTCTTTGGCAAAATCAAGCAGCAGGTCGAAGAGTGGGTAGTCCTCGTCCGTGATTTCACGGTCAAGTGCAGGAGCAATGTACTGCCCCAGCTTGACTGCCGCTTCGGAATACTGGTCTCCCATGCTGCTTTCCTCCTTTCGCCTTAGTAAGCCTTGATGCAGTACACAGCGTCCATGCGCTCAAAGGACGGCAGGACGATTTCAGAGACGTAGATGTTGGTGTTGACAGGATGCACGGTCTGCTCGGTGGTAACAGCAACGCCAGTGTTCACAACGGAAACCTGTGCGTTGGAGATTCCAGCCATCAGGTCGGCTTCCTCAGGGGTGGCAACATAGTACATATTGCCCAGAGAGCCAGAAGGAGCCAGCACGACATAGCCATCAGGCAGATACTTTTCGGCAGCAGCGGTCTCCTCCGGCTTGAACATCTTGTCGTACAGATGGATGCGAATACCGGATGCGGTTTCGACAACGGAACGTGCCTCGGAATCAACCAGCACAGCGGTTGTGGTCTTCATAACCGTCAGGAAACGGTTCTTGATTTCATCCGCAGCAATCATCTTGTTGAAGGTGTTGGTGTTCATGTAGGCTTCGGTGATAATCTCACCGGTGTTTGCCAGCACGGTGTTTGCGGCAGTGGTCATCGTGGCGATGGGGGTTGCGGTGGTAGGCGCATCCCACTTCTCCTTGGTAGCCAGAGCCTTGTAATTGGACTGCTGCCAAGTTCCGTCCGGGTCGTAATCGTAGACGTAACTCACGCCGTTGGATTCGATGGAGATGCTGGGCTTGCCAGTCTTAGGAGCCAGAAGCTGCCACACCATGCGCTCAGGCACAATGCGAGCGCCGGTAATAAGCTGTGCGGTATCATCGTAGACGCGATTGATAACGTCTGCCGCAAACTCCTGATTGGTAGCCAGAACAGAGATAATCTTACGGCGGTCTTCCTCGTCAATGTGAGTGCCCTCACGGAAGAACGGCATACTGGTCTCGGTCATCTTAATGCCCTGACGAGTACGGAACGTGGCCTTAGTGTCGAACACACTAGGCTTCAGCGAAACGCCAACGCCTTTGTGGCCACGCAGCCACTTCAGTTCCATACTGACCTTCTTGCGGGCAGGGAACAGAGCATCAGAAGCATAGGGCTGCGCATTGGTCGGGTCATTTGTCCAGTAGGCGGCAATCGCAGCAGGGGAGAAGATTTCATTCAGATTCAGTGCCATAATTTAGTCCTCCTTACTCGCCCTTTGCGCCAACATCGGTACGGCAGAAAACGGCGGGAACAGCCTTTTTCAGAGCGGCAATATCGTTTGCAGAATAGGTAAAGCCGGACAGCTTTGCCTTGTCCACATCAATAACGCCCTGAATCAGCAGTGCGCCATTGGGGTTGACAGCGGGGTCAACAGTGTGCAGCAGAATGCCAATGGCATCGGTGGCTGCATCAGCAGCACTAGTGCCAGTAGTGGCAGCAGCTTTCAGACCAGTCTTTGCCATAGGATAGCCAGCCGGAACAGCATTGGTCTCCTTGACGGTAAAGGGAATGGCAACGTAGGTATCAGCAGCCAGAATAGTGCTTTCAGGAGCCGATACCGGAGTATTGGTGTACTTCATGTTTTCCTCCTTAATGGAAAGCAGTCATTGCGTCACTCGATGCCTTGTTTGCGTCTGCACGCTCCTTCGCAAAGCGTTTAGCAAAGGAAACACCTGCGCTATCTGCGCCGTCACCATTGCCATCCGCACCCGGAGGTGTGGGCATATCCTTCAACAGAGAAGCCTTGTAAGCGGTGTCGTGGGCGGTCATAAACTCCGACTGGAACTTGAACAGCTTTGCGGTGTCGTTTTCAGCCAGAGCATTAGCTGCTTTGTCAGCCAAAGCAGCTTCATAGCCCTGCTTCACGAACTCTGCCTTGTAAGTGGCAATCGTCTTTTCCTTTGTCAGAGCATCAACCGTCTTAGCGTATTCCTCGTTCTGCTTCTGGAGTTCGGCCAGCTTGTCAGCCTGTTCCTGTGCGTCATTCTCGTCATCAGTAAGCTTTGCCTTAAGCTGCTTCTTGTACTCGGCAGCTTCGCCATTGGCTTTCGTCACGGCGTTGCGCAACTTCTCAATCTCTGCGCTAGGGTCTGCAACCTTTTCAAGCGCAGAAATGATTTCATCGGCGGTCATGCCCTCTTTGTAGGCATCACCAAGCAACACATTGAGTTTCATATCGTTAATTTCCTCCTGCGTTTTTTTACCGTTGCTTCCCTGCAACGCTGCGAAATTTATATCCCGGCTTCCCTGCCGTGTTTATGGCAAAGGACTATTCGTCCTCTGTTTCTTTATTGGTATCGGCAGACTGTTCATCTGCTATGTTTCCAGCATTTGTGTCGGCAGCATCCTGTTTAGGCTGTTCCTGCGGCTTCGGTGCTTTCCCATCCTCGCCCAGCTTGCCAGCGGCAATCAGGAAAGGCTTGCTCATTTCGTAAGCAGCCTGTGGATCAGGGAACAGACCGGGCGTAGTAAACGCCAGCTGCGGGTCAATGGTCTGCTGCAGCATCTGTGCAAAAATCTGAACTTTGCTCTGCTGGTTGTCGTACTGGCGGCGTGGCAGTTTGATGTTGATGTCGCTTGCCATCAGCTTAGAGCCAGTCGTATCACGCAAGATTTTCAGCATTACAGACAGGCTTTGGCGTTCAGCATACTTAAACATATTCTCGTACTGCTGTGCCCTTGCTTCGGTGTGATTCCAGCCGTTACGGACGATGACCGCGCCCACGTTGTCGGACGTTGCGTTCTCGCTACCAGTGGCACTAGGCATGGCAGTCAGGCTGCGGTACACGTTCAACATGGAATCAAGCAGGGTCTGGCTCTGCTGCTGGTCAAGCTCGTTTGCAATCTGCGAAACAGAAGCGGGCAGACCAGAAGTAGATTTCAGGCACATTGCGCCAAGTTCCTTCACTTGGTCGAGAGCATCCTTGTCCACAAGGCAGTTGGTAAACACCATGATGGACTGAATGAACTGCGCCACACCGTCCAAACGGTTGCTTTCAAGGTCATTGATGGCATCCAGCACGGGGATAGCTGGTTCAAACAGACCCATCCGCTCCGGGTTCAGCTTGTATTCGACCATCGGCAGCATTCCGAGAGAGTGATTCTCCGACTTTGTGACTTTGCCGTTGTCGATTTCAAAGTACTGGTTTGGCGTATACACGCAAATCAGGTCGTTCAGGTCATTCTGATAATTGCGTGGGATGTGCAGAACATTGGCAATGGGCTTGTGTCCAATGCCGGAGTTGTAAATCACATACGCCATGTCCGGGTCGGGAACGTCCACCAGTAGGGGCGTTTCGTCCGGGTAGTTGCCGTTGTACCCTTTGTCAGGAAGAACGATGCGATATCCCTGTCCGCACTCCAACATCCACTGCCAGAGCCGCCGATCGAGTGCATCCTTGCCCTCATACTGCAAAGCATTTGACAGGCGGGCGATTTCCTCACCGTCACCAGTTGCCGTTTCAGACCGCACATAAGAGCAAGGAGTGCCGCTCATGTAGCCGGTGTAGAAGCCAACGCACTCGTTGGCATGATTCTCTACAATGCGATTTGTGATTTCAGCGTGGTACTCTTTCGTGCGGTGGAGGACAGGCTGGCTACCCAAGTAGTAGTTGTGCAGAAAGCGAATCTCGTTCTTATTTAGCAGATGAATAGGCTCTGCCTTGCCCATAACAACTTTCAGCACGTTTGACCGATTGATTTCCGTCTCCGGCGTTTCAATCGGTCTACGACCGGTCAGCGGTTCATTCAAAAAGCCGCCAACAACCGTCTGATACTCAGCCATGTGTTCCTCCTTTCCGGCAAAATAAAAAGCGCAGCAAGACAAACCTGTTAAGGTCTATCTCACTGCGCTTACAACTGCGCTTCAAAAGCTATTCAGTTTTTAAACTTTGGTACGGAGACCCATGTATCTTTTGGAAGGTTGGAATCTCCAATTGTAATCCAATGGCAAAGAGGGCACAGAAGGGAGAACTTACCTTCTACTTCGCCAAGATAACGTCCGCAATCACACGGATTGCCGTTTGCGTCTTTTCGAGGACGCTTGCATCTGACTTTCGTTACCATCTGTGCTCCTTTCGTTGGATTTCTGGAAACAGGCTGTTGAGCACAGGCCTGTCAGAAGCTACCGGGAAACTATTCGCACTTCCAGCCGTGCTATTCTTCGCCTGAAGAAAACCATTGCAGCCTTTACATTCAGTTGTTGGACAGACGTAAACGGGTAAGCTGCAATTTTGGTGCTGCATAATGGATTTGAACCAATATATGTCCGGTTATGAGCCGGGTGCTCTAGCCTAACTGAGCTAATGCAACATAGAAACCCGGCTTAATTGGTTAACCGCTGCTCTTTGCAATGTCATGTCTAACCATTGCATCGAGAGCCGGGAGTAGCGGTGGAGGATTCAGAGAATAGAAAGCCAAGCAAAGAAGATGGTTGTGCTGCGTAACGGAATCGAACCGTTGCTTGCCAGCCGTGGGGGAGACAGTCTGGCATTCCCCTTACAATTGGAAACGCAACATATAAAGCCCGGTGAAGGCAAAAGAGTGAGAAAACCTCCACCGGTGAAAGGAGGAATATGCCTATTGACGCCCAAGCAAGTAAAAATGAAAAAACCTTGCTGCGCTGGGATATTCCTTAGAGGAAGCTGCAAATCTTCCTGCGTACATTATAAGCCTTGTCAAGTGGTGAAATCAAATAAATAGACCCAGCGAACACAATATATTGTGTTTTTAATCAAAAAGGCCTCTTGACAGGCTCAATTTTACTGATTCCGTTATACAATTCATCGGCAAGCTGTGCCAGACTATCCGGTGCATCATCGTGCGGAACTTTGCCAAGCTGCGTGAACATTGTCACCTGTTCCATGAATGCCTTGTACTCTTTCGACTGGTGCTTTTCATCAAGGAAGTAGAACCGCTTGATGTCCGGCGCATACTGGATGATTCTGGACAGCTTGCTTTGACCACTTGGCGCACGTTGGCTGCGAACAGAGCAGTGATAACCCTGCTGCCGAAGCTGGCTGTCTACCACGTCACAGTATTCGTCACCGCCGTTGTTGGCTTCGCCGCGCACCACATTGATTTTGTGCTGGATGATTTTGCCCACGACTTCCGGTCTGGTCACGGTCTTATCGCCGTTATTGAACACAAGGTCTGGGATGAACACAGCATCTCCGTACACATAAGCGATAGGACAGGCGGTGAAGTCGCCGCCGCCCCATGCAATATCCATGACCATGAGCTTGCGATCAGGTTCTCCATCGGGCAGAACGCCGTTAAAATACCGCAGTTCATCGGCAGGGAACAGCAGACCTTCACGCACATATGGCTTGCCCATGTACTTTGCCCACCATGTTGCATCGTCAATGCTGGCTTTCATATCGGCATAGTAGGCATCGTCAAATCCAACGCCATAGTCATAATTGAAGTTGCTGTGTCCGTTCTCGTCCACCGCAGGAATCACACGGAATCTGTACTTTGGATTGTCCGCATACTGATTCTGGATGCGTCCCAGAGGGTCAAGCACGTTCCAACGTGTACCGACCATCAGCTCTAATGCGCCTTGCTTTTTACGGTCTTTCAGCTGATTCAAGTAGGCATCGTATTTGTTGTTCAGACGCTCAACGTTCAGGCTTTCCTCCAAGTCCTCGATCAAGTCATCGCTGTACAAAACGCCGCCCTCGCCGATTTCAACAGCACCAGTCAGCGTACCGCCGATGGAACGACAGGTCAGGGTGGGAAAGCGCTTTTTTCGGTTCAGGTCAACGCTTTCGTCCTTTGCGCTTTTGTCCACAAGCTGAACGTCAGGGAAGATTTTGCCCCAGTTGTAGGTAACAGGGTCAGTGATGATGGACAACACTTCACCATAGAAGCCGTTGGTCAGCTTGTCAGAGTGTCCGCTCATAACCGATGCAACGTCAGGGCGATTGCCCATCAGCCATGTGATGAAAAATATACAGAGCGTACTTTTTCCTGTACGCGGGGGCTGACTTACCCCAAGAAATTCTACACGGTGGAAAAATAAGTCCTCTAGGTCACGAACCAACGTCAAAAGAACCTTTCTTCTCGGCTGGTAGAACTTCTTCTCCGGCGCACGGTTCCATTCGAGGTAGATACAATAGCTGTCGAACACATCCTTTGCTTCAAACAGGTATGTCCGGCTAATAATGTCATAGACCTTCGCCACGTCCTCGCCTGTTTTCATCTTGCCCATCATGGCTGCGCAGACAGAGCGCAGCTCACCAGAGTATTTGTAGGCATCGAACCGCTTGTCTTGCGGCAGAGCATCTCTCAGGTTCACCACCGCCTGAAACCAGTCCTCGTAGACCTGCGCTTCTGTCGGATTCTGCTTTGCATACGCTTTGATGCTGTCAATGATGGCGATACACTGCTTTGGCTGCATAAAAAAATAGGCACCCCCCTACCTGAAAATGTAAAGAGTGCCTACAACTGCACAAAAATTGAATATTCGATTTTTATAATGCAATTTTAGAAAATTTCTTTCTCAAAATCAATTAAAAGAACTGCCCGACCGTTTCTAACCCTTTTTCTACCTTCTTCATTATGCTGTTTTCGGAGAGATACTCCATACCTTTCAAGGTAATCTGCGGGTGAATCGGCTCTACAATATGTGGGAACTTGTTCGTCAGGTCTTGCATGTAGACCAGACCACGAATGAAACCGTTCATTTGCAGTTCGATCATAATCTGCTCCCAGTCAGAGACCTTTATCTTCATTGCTTTTGCAGAGATAAGCTCATAGTCAAATTCTTCATCGCCCTTGTGCTTATCCAGCAGTTTGAGAATTTTGTAGATGGCATTAAAATTGTCCATAAGCTACTCCTTTCACCTGTTCTGTTCAGCAATCCGATACCATGTCTGGCGGGTCACACCAAGCTGTTTGGCAGCGTCATTCTTTGTATAATGTCGGCTCACGTTTGCCATCACAACCAACTTTTATAACGTAATCAAGATATTGTTTTACCATCGTACTATCTTCGCAAATGCTGGCATACATAGCAAGCTGGATATTCTGTCCTAAGTTTGATTCAGTTGGTTTAATGGTTAATCCTTCATTTTCAAAAATCAGAATGGAGTTTGCTAATTTGCATCCTTCAACAAAAGCAAACAATTCTTCGTATTTCACAAAATCAAAAATTGAACGCAGCTTTGTTGTTCCATCTTGAACAATCAAATTACCGCCATGAATATTTTCTAGCTTTTCAGTTAAATCCATCTTTTGTTTCTTACTCATATTGATGTTCCTCCAAAAGAATGGTATACTGTGGTTGCACCATTCTTTTTCCTGTTTTGATGAAGTTGGTGTACTCTTAGCGGTGGCTTGTGGTTGGGCTGCCGCTATTTTTATTTGCGTATCTTTCGACACGCTCATACCAAGTGGATTTCCCGATGCCAAGCTGCTTGCAGCACTCTTTTACGGTAATTTTGCCTTTTTGCTGTTGCTCTAATAGGCTTTCAAACTGCTGCTCGTCAACTTGCTTTTCCTGTCTGCCAAAGCTACGGCCTGTTCTGGCCGACACTCTCTTGCCATCAACAATAGGCATGGCAGCTATGCCCTCTGCCTGACGTTGCTTGGTTTTCTTGCGTTCCTGTTCAGCTACTGCGCCCAAAACCTCAATAAGGATGTTGTTTACCATTTCTAGCACCCACGTCTGGTCTTGGAAGTCAATAAGCGTAGTCGGAATGTCGAGAATGCGAACAATCACGCCTTTTTCTTTGAACCATTGAAGTTCTCGCTTCATCTCGTCTTTGTCACGCCCGAATCGGTCAAATTCCTTAACAATGATCTCATCCCCAGCCTTGACAGTCTCTTTTAATCGTTTATATTGCGGTCGATCAAAGCTGCTGCCTGTCATTTTATCACAAAATACATTCTCATCTGGGATGTCGAACCGATCTCGTGCGATTTTAAGCTGTCTCGCAAGATTTTGCTCTTTGCTCGACACTCTCGCTAAGAAATAACGCATTACAATCACCCATTACTTGTCAATTTTGATTTTATAGGAGTATTCATCCAGTTCCTTCGTGGTTTTCGGCCTAAGAATGACTTCGTAATCCAGTGCTTCTGCAAATTCGCATAATTTTTTCACAGACATATTGTTGCCCTTCAAACGTTCTCCAACGCCAGAAGCAGACTTGTAACCCATATCGTTAGCAAGAACTTCCATCGTTTTAGGAGGGCGGCTCTTAATCATAATGTCTTTAATGATTTCGGTGACAGTCATTTTAATTTCCCCTTTCTTATAACGGCTCCTTTTCTGCATCCATGTTACCATGTTTTCATGGAAATGTCAAGCGTTTGTTTTTATATATTATATAAATATACTCTAGTATGTATAAATACATACTAGAGTAGTATAGGAATGTTTACTTAGTTAATCGCAATCAGGTAGAAAATTTTCTATAATAAGGAGTAATTCTTCCAAACTTCATTTCCGTAAAACTTTGGGTCTTGACAAGCATATTTTCACGCTTTATACTTGTTCCAGCGAAAGCGAGGTGATAGGCTTGGCAAGACGAGCAGAAACCTCGGAACGTGATAAGCTGCGCATGATAAGCACCCGGCTCACTGAGAACCAGATCGCAAGCATGGAGAGCAGCGCAAAGGCATTGGGTATCTCAAAGGTTGATGTTATCCGCATGGGTATCGAGTGGGTAGCATCCTACGTTGAGAACATCAAAGCATAAAAAAATAAGCTACCAGCGGAACTTTGGACGGCAACGCTGATAGCTTATCCACGTCACGAAACGAGAACCTGCAACCACCAAGGGGGCAGTCTCCCTTTTCGGAATCTATTATACCAAAAAGGGCTGCTCTCCGCAAGAGTTAGGAGAAAAAACATGAATTTTCCTACGACAACCGAAGAATTTCTGAAAACCATTGCCCATGGCAAAGAGCCGACCAGCGAGGACAGGGAGTACGCAGAAGCGCTGGGTAAACTGTCCGAACTGAACTACCGGGCAGGGTACGAAGCGGGATCGGCCAAAAATAAGGGTTAAGTTTTGTGCAAATCTACAAACTTTTAGATTTTGTACAGATACCAGTACTACATTAAGCGTTTGCGTAATTGACAAGCCAAAACATATTTCGTATACTGGTTGCACCCACATGAAGGGAGGTGAGTTTATGTACAGTCCTTATCTCGAACGCCACAATCACACGTTCACCGTTGCGCTGACCGAGCGGCAGTTCCAGTGGCTGAAAGCCTATTGCACCGAACACAAGGTCGCACAGGCCGCAGCCATCCGTGACACGTTCTTTGAGGTGCATCCTATCCCGGAGACCGATGAAAAAGAATAAGACGCTCGCTAAAGTTTGCAGACCACAGCGAACGTCTTATGAAACACTCAGAGAGTATAGACCCTCTTTGGGTTATTATACCAGAGATGGCCTACTCTCGCAAGATAGAAAGGTCAAATTTCTATGAATAATAATCTCGAAACCATCCGAATCTTCTCCGAAGATGTTATCCCCGTGTACGACACTGACACCGGCGAAAAGGTTGTGCTGGGTCGTGAACTGCACGAGCGGCTCAAAATTAAATCCAAATATGCAGACTGGTTTAAAAACATGGCTGCCTATGGATTTGAAGAAAACGTAGACTATGCGTCGTTTTCTAAAATTTTAGAAAACGGTGGCCGCTCAATCGAACACGCTATCAGCCTTGACATGGCCAAGCACATTGCAATGATTCAGCGGACACCGCAGGGCATGGAAATTCGCCAGAAGCTGATTGACCTTGAGAAGAACGTAGCCGTCAACCAGTTTGCAGGGGCATCCAAAGAACTGCAAGCAATCTTCGTTCTGGACAACCGTTCCATGCAGCACGAAAAGCGCATCTCTGCTCTTGAAACCAACATGACAGTGGACTATGAGCAGCAGCGTGCTCTTCGCCGTGCGGTAAACCGTGTCGTGGTTGAAGCACTTGGCGGCAAGACATCTCCTGCATACCTTGACAAGTCCACCCGGTGCAAGGTTTACAGTGAATGCAACAAGGATGCACAGGACTGGTTCCATGTGAACAGCATCAGCAACGTTCCTCGCAAGGATTTTGACAACGCCATCGCCTATATCGAACAGTGGCGGCCTTGTGCAAACACCGTAATGATGATTCAGAACGTCAATAGCCAGACTCAGATGGCAGTTTGAAAGGAGAACAACTATGCTTACCGCAGATAAGATTCAGGATATGGGGGAATACCTCAACTACGCTTTCGAGACCATGCTGAAACTCTGGCGCGCCGTTGACTACGGCGAGTGTGTCAACGAGCCTGTTATCGCTTGTGACGGAAATGTTGTCGATAGCGGCCAGCTTTCCTTTGAGCCGGACGAAAACGGCGAGATCGAGCCAGTTTTGCTCCGTGACAGCAAGTGTATCATGCACGATGTGAAGTATTGGATGCCCTTGCCCAATGTTGAGTACCATCCCTATCACGCTGAAATCGTGAAATAAACAGCCTATAAGAAAAGCCAGTGGTTAGAAAATATCTAGCCGCTGGCTTTTTGTGCTATGCGATTATTTTTCTACAAGGTCTGCGATGGCTCCTATTTGTATTTCTCCATTTATTTAACTGGCGTTAATAGAATTTCCGTGCTAATCGAAAGTTCAATATGATAACCGTCTTTAATGGTAACATTCTGCTTTTCGCCAGCTTTTTCAAATTTCAGTACATCGCTCACATCGTCAGAATTTGCATCAGACACAACAAATACTGTCGCTTCTTTGTTTTGATTCTCAACTTCGTATGTACCAGTCGGAACCATGTACCAGATATATTTATAACCACTCTTGTTTGTTTCTTCTTTTCCATAATCACCAAGAACTTCATCAACTAAAACAATAGAGCCGTTCTCTTTTACGGCTTCTTCCGAAGTAACAGACGGATTTTCAGATTCTGTCTTTACAGATGACGCAACGGATGATGTTGGTTTTTCGCTTTCAGAGCTAGCCGAAATATCTGTTTTGTCACGAGGGCTTACCAAATCCATAATAAAGGCCAATACAAACATTATCGCAATGACTTTGAACCAAAATCTTTGATAAACAGGTTTCGGAGGTGTATTTTCTCCACCGCACTACGGGCAGGTTTTAGCGGTAACTGCTATCCTTGCGCCGCAGTGTTTACATTTTACGAGTTTTGCCATTTTACAATGCCCATTTCTTACGGTCAAGTATAGCACAGATTAGATCAGGAAAGGGGTCTTTTTGTATTTTTCGGAATTTTTGGAGACTTGCACAATCAGATAGGATTTGTTTTGTGAAGGTGGGGTGGGTGTTGGCAACACGAACCCCGAAAAACGCCTTTTTCTTTGGAAAATTTTATCGCGGGCATGACCCACCCCACCCCCGGCGCTCCCTGTATACCCCGCCGGTGGAGACCCCAGCCACCAGCACACCTGGACAGACCGCATATCACAGGCAGCAGGGCAGGCCGTGCCAAATGCAAGGCAGACCATGCACGCCCGGACGCTTTACGCGCTGCACCGGTCTGTGCCCGATACCAGACAGCCCGCGCCGTGCAGATCGTACCGGCGGCGGGGTGCTAGAGGGCGGGCAGTGTGTCCGGCAAACTACACTTTTTCGGATGCAAAATATTTTCCATGCAAACATGTATAAGCGTTGCCTGTGCAACTTGACTTTTCCATGGATTCGTGTATAATATAACCAGAACACGGAAACATGGAAACATGGAAACAAAATCAACCACAATACACCAAAACAGGAGGCCAAAACCATGATGAACAATAAAGAGATCGAATGCACCACCCGCCCTGTTCCGGGGGATTATGAAGGCCGCAGCCATCGCGCGTGCGTATGGTACAACAGAGCCCGCGCCGCGTTTGATCTTGCCACGCTTGACACGCTGACAACCGCCGCAGATAAAGCCGCTGACCGCGTGCCCACTGAGGCATACGAAAAAGCAAGAAAGCTTCTTGACAGCGTGCAGCGTTGGGGGCTTGCAGATGCAAGAGCGTGGGAGCTTGACAACGACAGCCGCTATTATAACTCCGAGTGGCTCAAAACCCGACAGGCTCAGCTTGCAAAACGGCGTGTAAAGCTCAACAAAGAGCTTGCAGAATACGGCTTACAAATTGACAGTTACGGCTTGTATCCTTGCATTAGAGAGATCACCAAGCCGGGCACCGATATGAATTTATTGTACTGGTTTTAATGGGAGGTGTGCAACGTATGAACAAACTTTTTTTGAAGTAAACAACGGCAGAAAATTGAAACTTGTGCAGCGGAAGGACAACGGAACGGTCCTTATTTGCTCCCTCGATGCACCGGACAACGAGGTATATATAAGCGCTGGCGACTTTGTGCAGCTGATTAACCTTTACCGCTACTGTAAGCGGTACGATATCCAAAACGATTGGATTAACCCCAACGGCAAAAATACGGAGGTATAATAAAATGACCAGATCAGACGAATTGAACGCAGAAATCAGAAATCAGGCCGTGCGCCTATATCCCAAGTGTGCCGGGCTGTTTGAGCTGCCGCTAATGGTATACACTCAGATTGTAGCGGACAACCTGACCTGCTCCAAGCCGTACCGCTTGAGCGTTGAGCGGTGTAAAAAAATCATTCTGACAATGCCGGAATTTGATTAATGGAGGGTTTGCAATATGATTACTCTTGACTTTACCCAGTGGGCCACCCTCTGGTATGTGGGCGGCATGATTAGCGGTGCACTCGTTATGATTGCATTTCTCAACAGCTAACAAGGAGGGCAGAAAATGACAATCAATATTTACAAGCCGGAACTTGCTGCAGAGTATCGCGGCAGCGTAAAAGCCGCTATCCGTGCCGGTGCTTATAGTGTATGGGACGCGGAACGCATTACAGGCGCTTTTAATTTTGGGCACGGTACGCAGGCCGATTTTGAGCAGTACAAAAAAACAAATTCTACATCGCATCTTTTTATGGAGGTATAAAAGTGACGACGTTTGAAGAAAAGGTGAACGCATACCGCGAAAACAAGCGGCTAATTGAAGAGCTGGAAGCAATGAATAACGCCGTAAAGGCTGAAATAATCGCCATGATGCACGGCGCGCCGGAAATGGTACAGGGCACCGCAAAGGCCATTTATAAGGACGTGCAGAGCGTCCGGCTTGATAGCAAACTTTTGCAGGCCGCACACCCGGATATTTACGCTGAATGTAGCAAAAAGACCGTTTACAAACGTTTTAGCGTGGTCTGAGGGGGTGCGACAAGTGATATTATCTTGCATCCTGTTCTTTTTCTGGTTTTTCTCTGCACTCTTCAAGGAATCCAAGTGATACCGCCCGGACACTTTAGCGGGGCTGCACCGTAAAGCAACCCCGCCCCAGCCCGAAAGGGCAAAAAACTTTCTGCAAGTCCTGTTTTTGGGGCTTGCGATATGATATACTGTGAAAAAGGGCAAAAGCCCCAGAAAGTGAGGTTTTTTATGATGTACAGTACTTTTTCCGTCCGTGATGCAGTCAAGACTGCCTGCCCTGAGTTGGTAGATACCATTTATCGCCGTGCTCCGTATAAGTCCAAAGAAGCATTTGATGAGATTTATAATCACTGGCAGCACATCTATGACGCCGGAAAGCAGTGGGCAAAAGAGCCCATTGCTCCATCCGTTCCTCTGACTATTAAGCGCTCCCCGGACAGCGATCTAACCGCTCAAAAAGCAATCACCGCCGAATGCGACAAAGAACTTTTTGCTCTATACCTGCATATTATGTGCATGGACATGCCGGGAAATATCGTCCGCGCCGCTGCTGTCACGGTAAACATTTTCGGGACGGATGATGCATACATTCACATTGCGGGGCACGACATTACTTCGGAGCAGCTTGTAACCGCATGGAATGCCGCAAACCCCAAAAAAGAAAAAATTTACGCTTACTAATCCTTACTACAAATCCATCAAAGCCCGGTCACGATGTGGCCGGGCTTTTCTTTTGCCTTGCATCTGCTGAAGGTGCAGGGCTTTTATTTTGCCCTGCTACAATACAGCTATATACAATCGTTTACAGCGGTTTTTATATCATTCATGCAGTTATACCACCCACACGGTAAAACAGCGCACAGGGCTTTACATGTGCTTTTCCTACTATTTGCCGTGTTTTGCCGCTGCTGTTGTATGGCTGTGCATCCGGCTATGCCGCACTACCTGCGCCACGCTGGAGCGTATCACAGCGCCTCAGCACCTCCAGAGCATACCAGATACCAGCGCTCCGCCCGGACGCTGTGCAACTCTGCACAGACGCCCTATTATAATAAGGTATATAAGGGCGCAGCATACCGCAGACCGTGCAAATCCGGCGGGGTCAGCGTCTCCACCTGTACAGGGTCAGCCCGGCGGGGTCTCGATGCTTCCCATGTCTGGCATTAGCCTAGCACCTGGTTAGCCTGGCATTGTGCTTTCTTCCTGGCACGGGCGGCGCGGAACCATTGGCGGCTTGCGCCGCAGCTCTTTTCGGGCTTCCGCCCGATAGCTAATAGAGGTCAGCAATAGTCGTGGCGTTCCGGCTGGAATAGTCGTAACAGCTTCTGGAATAGTCGTAGCCAATAGTCGTAATTTCTCTAATAAAATAGTCGTAGAATCGTCGTAAAGTCATCAGATGATTAGCTTTTGAAAGTCCTATATATCGTATATTAACGAGCAGTCTGCTAATAGTCGCAGAGTGATAGCCGTAGCGTTTTCTTGCGAACCATCGTCAAATAGTCGTGTATTTTTGTGTGAAATAGTCGTTCGCCTTTTAGAGAAAGAGAGGTGCGATAGTCGCTAAGCCATCCGACACCCCCAAAATCAATATGTGTCAAGACACCTGTCAATTTTAATCCCAATCGCATTACCTCAAAATCTTTAACAATCGTACTTATTATAATAGTCGCAGATAATTGCTCAATCTTTTTAACTATTATTCTACTAGAATAGTCGTACCCTCTGGTTCAGTTTGTTTCTCTTCGATTTAATTACCGACAACTACAATCATATCATATCAACTAACTAGGATTATCCATTTGGCAAATACCTCAATACTTTTAACTATCTAATAAGGCTATCCGGCTGGTCAGTCACTTTCAATTTGTAATCAACTGCTTATACAGTCATGCAACATTTCTACATATTCAACCGACTGCAAAATGAAGTCGATTCTCCATGTGGAACAGTCACAGACCATCCACCAGTCCGAACCTCACGCCAGCTCTCACCTACGGTCTGCTCTGCTGGCTAACGGTATAGCTTTGGAGATAGAGGGTTGTAGGGAGAAAGAACCTTTGCAAAGCATTTTGTTGTCATTTTCGGTTGTCGCAGTTGTCGCACCATTTTGGCGTGGGGGCCTCAAACAATTTATTTGTTTGAGGGGGGAGTTAGGGGGATTATAGGGGGTAATAGGGGTTGTAGGGGAAAGAGGGGGAAGAAAGGGGGGAAGATTGGTATACCATGATACCAACGCATACCATTCGTATCAACTGGTACGATTCGTATCGCTTGGTATACAATAGTCGCATCCATTTCGTCTCATGCACTCTGCTTTCGTCTAATCCTCCCGTCGATCGAGGCGGATTCTACTCAAAATCAGACCTTTCCGTTTTCTCTCGATAAATAACAGACGAAAAAAGCACGGAATAGTCGCAGAGGGTAGTTTTACCACCTGATACCATTCCATGCTTTCTGATACGTTTGTCGATTGGAGATTTTAGCTGAGATTAGATTCTACCATATGCTTGCATCTTGCGCATACGCTTCGCAGCCGCTTCTTTCTGTTCGTCCGTCATAATTCTTGTGGTTGCAAACCGAACCAGTCGCTTGGGCATCTCATACCACTTACCGTCCTTGTCCTGTTTGACCAGCTTGTACGACACAGGCTCCCGCTCGCACAGCTTGTCAAGCTTGCGCATATACACCGGGTCAGCGGTATAAACCGATGCAGTATCTTCCGCTGCATTGAAGTTGACGATGGTCTCTTGTTCCAGTCGAGTGATGTTCATAATCGTTTTCCTCCGTTTGTTGATTGACGAAAAATATTTATGGGGTTCAGACGATAACTTTATCGCCCAAACCCTGTTGTCTTTTTTTCTTGCCTATTCTACTGTGACGATACAAGCGCAGAAGCGATGCTAGGCTACTATCACTCAATCGCTTCGTATGTTTTTTCGAAAATGTCAGGTTTGCACGGGTAGATTTCACCATTTACGCCACGAATGATATAATCGCCAGTCCTCGCAATCATAGTCCCTTCAAGCGTTTTAATCTCGCACCACGCAGGGTCATCGTGAAACTTTCCGAAATCATGCGTGATAATATCATTTCTACTTACTGCATCCCAGAACCAATCTTCTCCAACAAGTCCTCGTGCATTAAGCTTGAACGCTTCGATAACAACTGGTTTTTTGCGGTATTTCATGTTTATTCTCCTCTCGTTACATCCACACGCATTCTTTGAACTGCTGTGTTTCCATCTGGAACGTGATGTCCAATGACCCCACGTTGCCCTCTTTGTTCTTCTCAAGCGCAAAGTGATAGTGCTCTTCTGGTCTCTTTTGCGTTTTCACTTTCTGCGCCAGTAGGATGATTGCATCTGCGTCCTGCTCGATTTGCCCGGATTCTCGCAAGTCTGCGGCAGTCGGTGGGATGCCCGCTCTTGCGGTCTCTCGATTGAGCTGTGCAAGTGCTACCACGAGCGTTCCCGTGGACTGTGCAAACTCATGCAGTGCCATGCTGATTTCCGTGACGGCACTGTATCGGTCTTTCGCTCCGGCTTGATGGATAAGCTGCAAATAGTCGATGAACACCACTTTGGCTTGCATCCTGATGGACTGCGTTCTAATCCACCCAACGCTCTTACCAGCGGCAGAACGGACGAACAGCGGATATTTCTTGATGGCTGCTAGTCGGTCAAGCTCGTCAATGCTGACGGTCTTGTTTTTGACCGTGTGCAGCGGTACGCCTAACTGATTTGCGATAATACGGGCATAGAGCGTGTCTGGGTCGGTCTCTAGGCTAAAATATGCCACCTTGCGTCCGTTCTTGGCTATTTCACAGGCAAGTTGCAGAGACAGAGCTGTCTTGCCAGCAGACGGTCTGCCGCCGATCACAACGAAGTTGCCCGGCACAAGATGCAAGTTGTTATCCAGCACTCTAAGTCCTGTGCTGATATACTCCGGCTTATCATCCAGCTTGCGGATGTAGTTGTCTATGCCATCACACATCGGAATGAAATCGCTTCTCTCGCTGTGTAGGTTGATAGCTTCGCCTAGCTGCTCATAGATGCCTGTCAGGTCTGCGTATCTGGTTGAACCATCAACGATTTTGAACGCAATCTCTCTGGCTCTGGACAATGCTGCCTGTTCTTTGACGATTCCAGCCCATCCAAGCATCATGTCATGGGTGACGTTGCGGATGAACTCTGCACCAAAGGCATCCAAGCATTCACCCATAGTTTTCTTACAGTTATCGTACCGTCCCATGACTTCTACCGGGTTCCACTTGTCGTTGTGTTCCCAATAGCCACGAATGGCAGCGAATGTATCATGCAGTTCAGGACAGAAATCGTCGATTTTAAGGTCTTGCAGCACATCGGCATACTCAGAAAACGTAAGGACTGCCCCCAGCAGGATGTATTGGGTCTGATTTTCAATATTCACCGCAGAAAGTCTCCCTCGTCAGGTAATTCAGCCATTGTCTGCTGATAGCCACCATTCCAGTCCTTCACGTTACGCATCCAGTTCCGCGCAGCAGCTTTCCAGTCTTTCATAGGCGACTTGCCGACCTTCCAGCCATTTGCCGTGAAGTGGTCAACAAACCGCTCTGCTTCTGATTCCACGTAACCTTTCTCGGAAAAGTATTCTCTGGCTTGCTCGACGGTCGGTGCTTTGAAGCGTTTGACTTCGTTGGTATTTTTCTTTTCACATTTTTCTTTTTTATCAGATTCAGATACAGAATCAGATACAGATAAGGCATCGTTTGCATTCATTTGCATATTTTGCATACCAGCGTATGCGTTTGCATCATTAGTATGCGTTTGTATGCATTTGCATTTTTCATCGTTCCAACGCTTATTTGCACTCCGTCTGTTTTTCTCGATTCGCTCCTGTCTTTTCTGTGCATTCATATCATCGAACGCCTTAACAACTTTCCAGAGCATCCGCATAGCACGGTCGTTGTCGTATGCTGGCTCAAGCCCAGTCTCAACATACTGTGCGTAGTTGCGGATGAATGCTCCAAATTCCTCGTTTGACAGCTCGTCCATCGCATGAACGTGTTCCAACAGAAGAATCATTGATGTTCTCGGCTTGTGTTCCTGCTCCATGCTCAGTCCTCTTTGTAGCGTTTGTTCCATGCTTCGATGGCTTTTTCCTTGCCAAATGTTACAGAAGTGCTCACCCCGCATTTTCCGCAGACCACCCAACTAGCCATGTTAATGTCAAGTGGATGAAGCACTTTTACAGTCGGCGGTTTCGCACCGCAAAACGGACATCTCTTGAGTTCTGTCATTTTCTAAACCCTTCTCTTGTTCTTACAATTCGTTTGAAAACTTCATGTATCTTTGCGGCTTTACGGTATACAGGCCGATTGCGCTTCTGCTTGATGTAACCGCACTGCGTTTCGGACTGCCTGACAGCATTTGCAAAATGTTCAGCTGATGCAGCACATTGGTTCATCGCTTCTGTTAACGCTTCAAATCCATCCATATTTAGTCCTCCGTAGGCGGTTCAGGCATAGGCATCCAATGTGTAACATCTTTGAATGGGATGCACTCTCTTGCTTCGCACCAATCACCGTTTACATCATAATATGCTATCCAGTCACCAGCTTTTTTGTCGTGAACCAGAACATAATCGCTGGCAAAATCGTTTTTCGGAATATCGGGCAATCTATCCTTGACATTAATCCAATTGCTCATGCTCATTACCTCATACCATTGGAAACGTCATTCAATGCGTCACAGGACACTGAATGTTCGGGTCAATAGTCGGTGTTGCATCAATAGCATCCAGCACCTCATCATAGAAAGCTCCTCCATCGGGATTCGAAAACGAACTAGCTCTGTCTGCGTCCAAAGCGCATTTTTCAATCTTCTGGCGCAGCGCATCTGCATCAATCGGTCTCATATCTGTCAACCCTCCGGCGCATAAATGCGCATCCAATGTGTGACCGTCACGTTATCCGGCAGTCTCTCGCCTATCTCGTCCCAGAACTGACCGTCTGCGTAACAGCCAAGAAAGTACGCTGTCGGCGAGATTCCTTGCAACATTTTTCCATCTTTGTCACGCCACGTTGTCTTAGCCGCAAGCAACAAAGGCTGTGTCCGCTCTCGTGGCAGCTCGCTTGCTGGATGCCAAAGTGTGTTAGCCATTATTTTCCCTTTCTTCAAAATTTGCGCAATATTCGGGAGGAATGTTGAAAGGCTTTTTGAACGGCACTTTGCAAACATATCTGTAATATTCTTTTTCTCTCGGGGAACGCTTATAATACAGGTTCTTACATCGGTCGCAAATAGACGTTTGCTTTGCGTGTACATCGTGAACGATTAAAAGAATTACAGCTATACCCCAAATAATGATTATCACCGCATTTAATGCTATATCAAACATCCATTCTTTTCCCTTCAATCTCCGTCCCATACGCCGTCAGGACGCATCTTTGCAAACGCCAGCAGACCACACAAAGCACGTTTGGCGTTGCCCTCTGTGGCGTTCCAGTAGTCGCTGTCGTCCACATCGTCACCTAGTGCAGAAATAGCTTTTTCAAGCATCGGGATGCTTTCTGCGCCTGTTTTACCATAGATGGAGCGGATGCCCTTTCTACCCAACACATCATCACGACGAAAGTACATTCCATAATTATAGGTGATATTAAGCCAAAGTTCCTTTGTTCCTCCAATAGAACGAGTACCGCCATCAATAAAGTGCATATCATCCACTTCAAGCGTTTCATGCGTTACGGGGTCGCATAGCGAAATATCATAGCTCATCTTTCTTCTCCCATTCCTTGCATCCACGTTCGCCCCACACGAAGTCTGCAACGTGTTCTGACTGGTCGTTCACGCATACGCCCTCCGGCTCTGCGTACCATTTGCAAGAGCCACAGGACGGCTCAGATTTGTTCTTACAGGATTCTGCCGTACATCGGATAGCCTTACCAGCAGAGAACTGCTTTATGCCCATGCAAGAGCAATGTTCGTTAGTGCAGTAAATGTCCATTATCTCTGCCCTCTCTTTCTCCTTCTGTTGGCATTGAACCGCCCGATCACTCGCTTGTACTCCTCATAGCACTCTGGGCAAAGGTCGCCTGTGTCCATGCGCCACGCCCGGTCCTTGAAGTATTCGTCAGGGTTCATCATCCTGCCGCCCAGAACTGCTCCGCAGCGGTCACATACTCGCTTGTGGTAGATTCCTCTGTCAGTTTGCATTAGATTCACCTGCTTTCTTTTTAGATGCGCGTTTTTTCTTTGGGTTTTCAATCTGTTGTGGAATAGAATCAATCAGCTTCTTGAACTTCTGCATAGTTTGATATTCAGTCAAACCAAACATAAACTGCGCTAATTCTAACGGCGTTCCAACCTGTTCCGAACGACCGTCAGGATATGTAATGATTTTCATTGCTCGTTCTCCCCAACATCCTTGAACAGGATTTCTTTGTCAGCTTTCCAGTCTTTGATTTTGCACGGAATATCCGTACCGGGCACGTTCTTTTTCAGCCCATCCATCTGCCAGATGTTCCATGAGATGATAGCAGCCATGTTGCGAACCTTCCCAGCGTCAGGCTCTATGCCGAATAGCCACTTAAAGTTCTCTCGCCATGTCAGGAGCATATTTGCTCTTGCCAGCAAGAGGTTGTCTCCCTGCCACTCATAGCCGTATGTCGATGCGTAGGCGCTGATTGCCCAACACATCCACATATCGTAGTCATGGAACTGCTCTGCCAGAACATTCAGCTTCCTATCCAGCAGACCTATTCTGTCCGGCACGGCAATCATCTGCCCTGTCGTGGTGTCGTATCGACTTGTCAGGAACGGCGCTTCTCCACAGGTGACTTCAAGACAAGTCTTGTTGATGTACTCCTTCCAGTCCTCGCCCACCAAGTCCTTCTCTGCAACGTCTGTCATCTTCTTGCAAACCCAAGTCGGCGTAAATACCTCTGCTTTCTTGCTAGTGCGCTTCTTCTGGTCTGCAAGCCGTTTCTGTACACGAGGAACGAGTTGAACCCTGTCCAACTGTTCCAGTGTGATTTCATCTGCAAAGCCTACGCCCAGTTCAGGCGGCGGATCTGTCGCCCAGATGATGTTCTTTCCTGTCGTGTGGTCTTGCAAGAGAACAGGCAAAAACGAGCGCAGACAGGGGTCGGAAAAATCAATCAAAGTTCCCATTGGTCAGCCCTCACCATGATTGTGTTCTTCTCTTTCAGCCAGTCCTTGACGCAATGAAAGCAATGCTCACGGTTCTGGCAACGCTCCTGGTCACGATGCTTGATAAGCTCGCAGATGCCCCGCGTAAAGTTTTCTGTAATATCTTCGTCCGTCATGGAGCGGATAAAATCTCCGTTAGTCATGTTTTTCCCTCTTTATGTTTCCTGTCAATCAGCTTTTGTTACGACTGTATCTGCTCCATTGACAGTAACCCATCCATGCTTCAGTCTGGCTTCAGCTTCTTTCATCTGAATCAGTTCTGGAGTGATGGATTCCGATACGATACGATTTGATTCTGCTTCTGCCTGTGCTTCGATCACTTTCACATCGGCTTCCGTCTGAGCCTTCACCTTATCCGTCTCAGCCTGTGCAAGAGCAGTCTGCTTGTTCAGCTCAGCGATTTCAGCGTCCTGCTTTGCTTGTTCTTTCGCTCTAATTTTTTCGGTCAGGGTGTCATCCAACTCTACGTCAATCACGAGGGCACTTGAAACGTTGATTCCGTATTCATTGGTAAGCTTTTCGTTCAAATAATTTGTAATTGCGTTGTTTACTTCCGTTTTCTTTTCAGAATAAATATCCATTACAGAAAATTGGGGCGTTACCTCCTTGACGTAGGCGATAATGCTGTTCTGGATGCGGCTTTCCACAAGCGTTTCGCCATCCATTCCGTTAAAACGGCTGTAGAGTTCAACAACACGGTCTGGAATGAAGTTATAATTTACGGTAAGGTTTACTCCAACCATTCCACCGCTTGCAGGAGCATCAATATGCCAATCTGCGTGTTCTTTTGCGTTATAATCTGCCGGGTCATCCGAAAAAATAAGTTGCTGCTGGCTGATAGGGAACTTGCTAACGTGCTTCATGGGAGAAAGAAAGTGCCAGCCCTGCGACAAGGTGTTCTGCTCAACGCCTCGTGCCGAATAAACAACTCCAACATAACCAACAGGCACTCTTTCCAAACACAGCAAAAGAACTACTGCAACAAAAAACGCTGCTACCACAGAAGAAATAATAGTTGCTACCTTTTTCATGTTTTACTCCTTATCGTTAAAATTGTTGATAATCAAAAAAGCGACCGCCCAAGATAATAAAAAGAAAGCAATGAGTTCTTTCACTTCTCCGTCACCTCTCTGTACTCCACGTCAATCCCTTTCGGCAAAGCCGTCTGGTACTTCTGGGCAAGCTGTTCTGCGCTCTGAGCATCGCCCAACGGCTGCTCAGGCGGTGCAACGGTGACTTCCACGTTGTCACGCATACCAAAGTAGTTCTTGGCTCGGAAAATCCACTCTGCTGGGTTTTCCTGACCGTACATACCGTTGTACGCCCACATGGACTGCATTTGCAGAATCAGTTTCAGGATATACTTCTGCTGTAAGCTATCGTCACGGCGTTTGCCCGCCATAATCTGCTTAAGGCTCACCCATTCGATGCCCAGCACCAGTGCAATCCATTCGACCACAGGGGAGATTCTGGCTTCGATGCAAGCGTCAAAGAAGAAGTCAAGACGCTGCTGCACTTCAATCGGGTTGTTCATGTCCACGCTCGGAAGGTCGCCAAAATACTTGGCTGCAATCATGCCGATAACCTTCTTGTCCTCTTCATCACCGATTCTCGACTGCAAATCGCCTGTGCTCAGCATCTTAGACCTCGTGATTGCTAGCTTCTGCTGTTCTTTCACCTTTTTACTCACCTGTGAACGGATAGATTTCCGCTTGTTAAGCATCTGTTGTTTCTTCTTCTCACGTTCTTTCTCACGCTTCGCAGCGGCTTCTTCTTTCGCCTTTTGCGCCCGCTTCTCACGCTTTTTCTTTTCCGCTTCGGTCAGCGGCGGTCTGCCACGACCACGCTTCGGGGGTGTTGCCATGTATCAGACCTCCTTTGGCAGTTCAGGGAGGGGCATCCAGTGCGTAATTTTGAATGCACTGGCGTAAGGCTCCATAGTCGGATAGCACCAGTTTCCACCATCAAAGTTCATTACTCGCATAACACCCATAGAATTTATTGTCAGCACATCTTTAGATTCGCCGTATTCAGCATTGGGAAGTTTATTTTTTACGCTAATCCATTTGTCAGGAAAACCGTTCTCGCTATAATAAGCGATTTCAAAATAATGCGTAGCCATTCCAAGTTCTTGCTCAATATCGCTACGAATGCTCTTGTCGTCATCGTCCGCTTCGGTTTCGAAAACAATGTAAATTCGCTTTTTCATGTTCTCACCTCTTCATTTTCGTTTCTATGTTGTCCAGCTTCCGTGCAATCCACCAGACGGAACAGCAGCTATCCAACTGTCTCCACCAAGCGCACTTTTCTTTCTCGCATACGCACCGACCAAGCGGATTGCTGGTCATCTTCATCGGGCAGTAAAGTTCGTTGTCCATCAGTCATTCCTCGTTCATCTCATAACATTTGCTGTCGTTCTCGTTGAATCCAAAACACCAAGCTAACTCGGAAGCGATTTTCTGATAAATGCCTTTGGTGTTAATCTCAGTTTCGGATTTAGCGCATCCGCAATCATCATTTCCACCCCATCGCAACAGCCGTACAAACGGCCAGACACACGTTGATGAACAGCCAGACGAGCATTGCCTGACGTTCTTCAAACAGGTTGTCTACTATGCCTTTGATTGTCCGTTCGGACTGAACCACCACCGCCAGCAGGACTAGGCAGACCATCCAGCGAGTTGTAAATTCAAACATTGTCAAAATCGCCTATCTATAATTTCAAATTCTCTCATGTGAAGTTTCCCACCGCAAAACGGACAAATTCTTTCCTTTTGAAATTCTTCCTTTTTCATATACGCTTCATGCTTCACGGAGGTCATGCATCGATCACAGGAATAGTTCAACTGAAAGTGAACTGGTTTTTCTTCCTTCTTTTCCTTTGGAAAAATCTTTTCTTCAAAGACATCGTACAGCTTTTGGAAGCCAGCTTTTGCGCTCTTTACCCACATATCGTGCCCGGCTTCTGCTTCCTCTTTACTGTCATATCCTCGAACAACAATCCACTCCCCACCCCTAAATTGTTCGTGTTGAATCGCCGTTTCGTAATTCCAATCCCTATCGTCAACAGCGCAAGTGTCAATGTGATAGCCATTGATGGTATCTTCCTTCAGTTCTCGTTCATAGCGAGGGCGTTGATTCATAAATCCAAAAAGCTCACTTGCAAAATCAAACATTGTTATCCTCCATCAAATCGTCCATGCTCAACTGACCACTGATGTTGTCATCTTCCATCCACCAGCGAAAAACGTCCATGCCGGTCTGCCAGTCACACGGCAAACCTTTTGCTTTTCTGACATCAATCATTCGTTCAAACGATGAGATGTACATTTTTTCGTAGGCTGGCCAGCGCATAAACTCACGCTGTCTGCCCCCCTACCGGCCATAGGACAGCCTATGCAGCCAACACGCTTCTGCCCTTCGCAATACAGCGGATTAACTGGCAGGTGTTCGCTGTGCGTGTAGTCCCACACATCATCGTCAGACCAGTCCACGATCGGATTGACGGTCATCTTGCCCTTAAGGTTGCAGGTCTCGAACAGCTGCCGCTTTTCATCGTTGTCGCCCATAAGAATGATGCGCTTTTCCTTGTCACGATGGCTAAACTCCATCGTTCCGCGATTTTTCTTTCTGTTTGTGGATTCAGCCCAGCGAACGCCGGTAGCGATAAATCTATCACGGTCAGTATTTTCTTTGAGAACGGCACAGCAATACCGTACAAGTCTTGTCGGCGGCATTAGCTTTTGCGGAATCAGTGTCCACATGGACACAGGTTTGTCCTTGTATCGTGGCATGACGATGGAACATTTTATTCCACGTTCTTCCATCGCCTTGAACTGCTCACGGATGAAATAGACCGTCTCTGGCGCATCTGCTGTGGTATGGCTGTTGATCACTTCAAAGTTAATTCCTGCACGTTCAGCCAGAGTTACAAGCACTTGTGAATCCTTGCCGCCAGAGTATGTGACCATGAGCGGTTTCTCGTACCGATGCTCAGATAGCCGTGCCGCGTCCTGCAACCGTGCGATGGCAAGCTGTTCCTTATCCATTAGCTCCACCTTTCTCTCAGCTCTTTTTCGACCTGCTCCGACTTTGCTGTGATGTAATCTGCAAACTCGTCAGGGGTCATGCCCTCTTCTTTGAACTTGCCGACCATCTCCCAGTACCTGTCACCAATGCGGATGATTTTCTGCACCTGTTCATCGGTCAGGTCTGCATCGCACCGAAGATTCTGAATCAGTGCGCCCCATGTGGCAGTGATGCCATCCAGAGCCATGCGGAATCCGTACAACTGGTTCTGTCGGGAGATTTTGCGGAGGTTGGCTGACATTGCCTGTTTGCCAGACGATGGGCGGTTTCTGCGCTCATTCATGTGACTGCTCCTTTGCTTCAAGGCGAGAGAGCCAGCGGTCAAGCTTTATCTCGGCAGTCTTGTTGATTTCCTCCGAAACCCTTGCCTTAATGCATGGTTTTGAATCAGATAAATAGACCGTGAACGCAACTTTAATGTCTGCTAGTTCCTCTAGCAGATTTTCTTCGCACTCTTCCACGCTCTTCGGCGTCGGGTTCGTGCCATCCAGCGCCCGGCGCATCTTCAACGCAGCCTGTGCCAGTTCGGACGCTTCTTCTGCCAACTGCGCCAAGATTTCCGTCTTGGGCAGAATGTCTGAAACTTTCTTACTCACTTTTTTTCTCCTTTCAGCCAGTCGTTCAGCTTTGCCATGCAAGAGGGGCAAAGAAACGGTTCATCATAGAAATCGCAACTCCAATAGTCCCATGCGTCATGCACGTTCTTATCAACCAGAATCACGGCATTTGGCTTATGCCTTCCCATCTCATCGGGCGGTTCAGGATTAAACACTTCACCGCAGCGGTCACATTTCATGCTCATTTTCTTTCTCCAATCTCTTTAGCAGTTCATCCACGTCATACCGCCAATGGACACGCAGCCTTTTTGCTTTGACCTCTATCCCCTCTTGCTCTGCCCACTGCCAAGGGATGCTCTTCCGGCTCTCGTTGTAACGAAACGCCAGAACCTTGCTGGCGGGGATTGCAAAGGTGCGGTTGACCGCCCTGTAATTGACTATCACATGGGCAGTCTGGCCGCTGTACCCCATTGCTTCCACCATGTCAGTGATGTGCTTTTCCTTGCGGTACTTGCACTTTGGCTTGTCGTACTTGCCGAACACCTTTTCCAGAGGAATAGAGGGCGTTTCTATGGTTTTCAGTTCAAACAGGTGATTCATCGGGTATCGGTACACAAGGAAGTCGCAGATGTTGTCGATGGAAAAGGACAGGTTCTCGTTGCCACCGTAGTAGGTGGCAGCACTGTCTTTCAGGCGGTAGCACCACGCATCGGATGGAACGGATGCTTTGAAGTCCGCTTCAAACTGCTTGCCGGTGTTCATTCGCCATACTCCGCATCGTATTCGGCTTGCATTTTGGCAAGTTTCTCTTTGAGTTCAGGGATGATTCTTTCATATCGCTGAATCGCCAAATGGTATTCATAGCTTTTGCGAATAGTTAAATGGGTTTTGGCGTCATCAGAGTAAATGTTGGTTTCAGGAAGCGATGCCAGCTCTTTTTTCAGCCATTCCAAATGGCACTCATCTTCATTGAGTGTTCTTTCCGTTCTGTTGATGGCATCTTTTTTATCAGCTTGTTCAAAAATGGAAATAAGGTAGTCATGCACAGCTTGCGCTTGCTTATCGCCCTTTTCAGCTTTTTCTGAAAGCAAATTAAGAATCCGTTTATCCCTTGCTTGCATTATCGTTCACCTCTAAATTCACTTCCGAGAAACCGCTTCTTGCCTTTTTCCCGGTGCTTGTCCTCATAATCACGGTGGTACACGCTCTGGCTGTGGTTCAGCTCATACACGAATGCCTTGCGTTCCTCGAAGTCTTTCTTCTCTGCCTTGTACTTCTCGCAAGTATCGTGGCAGGCTTGGTGGCGTGATGTGCAGTTGAGACAGCAGGTAGTCATCTTTCCAAACGCCCGTCCAGCCAGATAGCGCAGCTCTTATATAAGGTATGTGGTTCGCCTTTTGTCCCGGTAGCGTAACCGTTAGTCAAAAGGGAGATCAGAACTGTCGTCAATCACAGAGAAGTCGTCTGCGTCACCCTGAGAGTAGTTCTGCGGTGCATCCTGCGCCCGATCGGCGGGCTTGTTGTCAGACTTGCCGCCGCAGAAGTCAACCTTGTTCGCCATGATTTCCGTTGCGGTACGGTTATTTCCCTGCTTGTCAATATACTTCCGGGTCTGGATGCTGCCAGTCACCAAAATCAGACTGCCCTTCTGGAACCACTTGGAAACGAACAGCGCCGTATTACCAAATGCGGTGCAGTTGAAGAAGTCGGTTTCCTTCTGGCCGCCGCTCTGACGGTTGCAAGCGATGCTGAACGTGCAAACATCCTTACCGGACTTCGTGACCTTAGCTTCTGGCGTGTGAACCAGACGACCCTGAATTGCGATAGAGTTGAGCATTGTTTAGCCCTCCTTCGGCTGTTTCTGAGCACAGTCCCAACACAGGACGTGCCCAAAGCGTTTCTTCGTGCTTCTTGCAGTTTCCAGCGGAGTGACGGTGCGGTTGTTGTACTGAATAGGCTGCAACTGCTTTCCGCAGCAAGCGCACGGAGGAATATTTTCTGTCTCCGCTTGCTTTTGCGCAGGCTTGTTTGCTCTGCTTGCGGTCTGCTTTTGATACTCGTCCGTGTCAGCGTCCTTCGTATCGTCAATGCAGAACAAACCGTTCAGAGCGTACTTTCTAGCATAGCTACTTGCAGTGCCGGTAATCTGCGAATCGTCCATGCCCTTCTTAAATTCAGGCTCACGAGCGTATGCAGTCACCGTGTAGGTGGCACCATCCTGCGATTCAACCGTTGCAGTGGCTTCGATGTAGTGCCAACTGTCAACGATAACAGGCTTGTCGGAAAGCCGCAGCACAAGGCTATGCGCTTTCAAGATGGGCTTGACCGCTTCGAGAATGTCCTCACACGAGCGGTACTTGTAACCGCCAAATTTGTTCATCTGCCCCTTCGGGGCTTTCAGCTCTGATTGAACAGCCATCAGAGCTTCATGGATTTTGCTGTTGTCCATCAATTATTTTCCTTCCTCGCTTCTTTTCTCGCTTTACGGCAAGCTGGGCAACGCTTAGGCAATGCCATGTTATGCGATTCAAAGAAAATGCGTTCTGCACGGGTGATTTCAAAAGGCTTTCCGCAATCACGGCAAATTTTCTGAACGCTCGTGTCCCAGTCCCAGGAAGCTCTTCTTGCGGCATCTTCGACAGCAAACGCTTCCTCGATTCCGTCATAAGGTCTCCTGACAAGCATATGCTGCGGTGCATGACCGTTTCTGCGAAGCGTTTCCTCCAAATTGTTCCTTTTGCAACTTTTGCAAAGAGTTTCGGTGCTGTTTGGGAACACTGAAAAAAGCTTATTGCACTTTTCACAGTGCTTAATTTCTTTCTTGTGTTTACCCATTTTCTTTCCTTTCTTCGGCTTCATTAGGCTTCATTGTTCTTACTTTGGCTTAACTTGGCTGTACAAAATCAACCAGCCATCAGTTCTGCCAACTGTGCGCGGAGGTCTTTCAACTCTGCTTCCCTGTCCTCGATTTCAGACTGCAAGTCCTCGATTTCAGCCAGTCGGTCAGCTTCTTTGGCTTCTGCCATCTGCTCGTTGGTCATAAAGTACACGCCGTCCTCCGGCTCGGTCACACCACCGAATCTGTCAAGGCTAATCATCTTTTGGTCTCCCTCTCTTACGTTCCTCTTTGATTTGCAACGCACTGTACCACTGGTCTTTGTCAATTTCGATGGTAGACCACCGATGGTTACAGACAAGGCACTTTTTTCTGCGAACGATGCTGTCGTGGTCTGACCGGCTGTCAACCGTTGTAATGTTGTCGCTACCGCACATCGGGCATTTCATCGCGCATCCCTCCACTCGTTTGTGTGGTGGGCAACACGCTTGATTTTGCGGCATTCTCGCTCGCTGCGTTCGTCTTCCTCGGCGCTGACTGCCAGTGCGCACAGGACAATGGCCATTGCGAGAAGCCCGCAGGACACAATCACCCAGCCAAGCATCTGCGCTGTGGTCTGGCATCCTTGAATCGCATCACCGCAGCCAACTGCTGTGATTGCCGCAACCAGACCAATCATTGACAACGCCGCTCCTTTCAAAGTTTTCATTTGTTCTCCTTTTTGCTTCCAAAATTAAAAATCCACACAGTTGCCATCACGGCAGCCGCTACGATGATTCCCCATGTGCCTTTTGTGCCGACCAGCAGTTCAACCAGATGTACCAGCCACAGGTCCAAAAGGAACACCGCCAACACCACCGCAAGAACAGTTCCCCATATCATAATGATTTCTACCAATGCTTTCATTTCTATTCCCTTTCGTTTATTTTTTCGCCATTGCAAATCACGTCTATGCCATGCTTTGCCACTGCAACACCTATCTACGCAATTCCTTCGCTTTTCATTGCTTTTCCTCGCGCTGCCTCGCCTCCGCTTATCAAAGCCACGCCTTGCATACATAGCCATTGCTTTTCCAATATTTTCCTGGCCATTCCATTGCTCGTCTGAGCCTTGCTTCGCCATGCCTTTGCAGGTCTCGTCAAATCACCGCATTGCCGTTGCCGCTCAAGTCGCTTCGTCTCCAAGCGTTGCCTTAGCATTTCTGAGCAAATCGTTACTATGCCGTTGCCGTTCCACGCCGTGTGCAGCACAGCCCCGCCCAGCCATAGCAGTTAATTGAGGATTTCGTAGGTATAGCGGCCTTTTCCGCTGTTGCGCCACTGGCCGATGCCACGCAGAGCACCGTAGTCCAACCACTCACGCACGACCTTCTCGTGAGAATCGTCCAGAAGAACGATTTCAAACTCGCAGGTCGAACCAGCTGGAATCTGCTCGCTGTTGGCAAGACTGACGCGCTCGCCCTGCGCGGTCTGTGCGCGAAGCGGGCGCTGGCACTCGGTAATCTCGCCGTTCACATGAATGGGAATCATGCGGGGCTGAATGAAAATCAGACCATCAATGACCTTCTTGTAGGCTGTCAGCTTGCCGGATTCGTTGACGGCTTTCTTCTTGCCGATTTCGGTCTTGCCACCGATACGCCCCAGCATACCGCAAGAATCCTTGAAGAAGCCCTTGATCTGATAGTCATACAGGATGGGTTCGCCGTTCTCATTGCGAGGGAACACGGTCATGCCCTTGTCTGCTACGGCATCAGCGCCCAGAGCCGCCACCTCATCCTCGATGGTGTTTGCATCAGGGGACTTGCTGGCGATGAACTCTCGCGCGATGTTCTGGTTGCTAGGCCAAGTGCCGAGAACCGCTTCGATGAATGTGATTCTGACTTTGATTTTTTTCATTTTTGTTCACTCTTTCTTTCTCGATGTGTCTTAGTCGGTCTTTCTCCCGGCTGTGCCAGCGGATTTCCCGCTTTCCGTAGTACTTACCGTTCATAAGGCCAACTCCCCTGTTGCGAGCGTCTGTGACACTTCGCCGTAATGCTTGCCCAGTTTGTCCGCAAGGGCTTGTACTTCTCCGATGGACGGAAACGTCTTTTCCGGTTTGTGCGCTGCCTTCTTGCGTTTCCTGTCACGCTCTTTGTCAACCTTGCGCTTGCATTCTGAACAGTACTTTTTTGTCGGTCTGGCAACGCCAAGATACAGGCCGCAACGCTCACAGTACTTTTCTTCCACGCTGCATCTCCTCTTTCAGTCTGGATTCCCGATTGTGACGTTCAAAGCACTGGTTGATGGATTTCTCCATCCACAGCACCTTGTTGGCATCGTTTCTTGACACGTCAGCAGCCATTGCCAGCTTCAGTCTGCGCTTGTGGCTTTGCGCTTTGCGAAATTCCATCACCAGCACTCACCAGCCTTTTTGGTGATGAACGCAGGCACATCCCTGCCGGTAGTCCGACACAGGCAGACACATTTGGCAACCCAAATATCAAAAGAAGCAGAAGGGATGCAGCACGTTGCATTTCTCTTAAAGCTTTCATTATCCGGTTTACTAAGCCAAACAGAAACTGCCTTGTAGTCATACGCTTCCGTGACTCTGCACCATTCGATGCTATACCCATCCAAACACAGTCGGTTCATAATACGCATTGCCATAAGCTTTGCTTCGATGAGTTCTCCTTCTGTCCACTTCAGCTTGTCCGATTCATAGACCTTGACCGCCTCGTCAATGGCGTGGTGCGCTTCTTCCGGGTATTCAAGGTCTACTTTCAAGGTGATAATCTGTTCCATACCACTTATTCCCCCTTTCTTTCATTCAACAGCTCTTCCAGAGCTTCTTTCACCTTAGCTTCCGCATTTTTAGGCTCACGCTTACCGTTTAGGATTTTTCCCAAGTATTCCGGTGCGCATCCCATTTTTGCAGCAAGCTCTCTGATTTCGATGCTGTTAACGTGAAGTGTTCCCACAACATCGCCTGTCCACTTAGGAAGCAAATTTTTTCTCCTTTCTTGTTCTAGTACTTGAACTTTTTGAAAGAATATGATAATATTATGGTGTCAAGCAAAAACATTATCGAACGTTCTTCTATTTGTTCAAAGTCTTTAATTTGTTCTACCGATTGAACCCGGTAGCCTTATTAAAGCACAAGTAGTAGAACTTTTCAAGTGTTTTTGTTCAAGTGATAGAACTTTGTCATCTTGTACAAACGCTGGAGGTATGTTTTGTGTTTTTTGACAATTTCGTAAGGCTATGTGAGCAAAATGGAGTAAAGCCGTCTCGTGCTTTAACTGAAGCTGGCGTTCCGAAATCTGCTTATAGCTATTGGAGAACAGAAGCAAGTGCAGGGAACGATGCAAAGCCGACCAATCAAAATGCCGTTAAGCTGGCACAGTATTTCGATGTTACGGTTGACTACCTTCTTACGGGCAACCAAAAAGAAAACCCGCCCCAGCAGCCGCAAAGTGAAGTTGATGCGGATATTAAATGGATTGAGCAGAAGCTAGTAGAGATGCCGAAAGAAAAGCGTGAAGCTTTGATGAAGCTTATCAGGACTATGTGAGGTGACGGCGTGGGCAAAAAGAAATTTAGCAAAGAAGAACTGCTGAACGACAAAAGTTCTCACATGGGTGATAGGTTTTCATTTGCCTTCGGTGCGCTTTTCTTGGTTGCTTCATTTATTTTCCTTGTGTATTCTTCAACCGCCTTTTTAATCGTTGCAGCCATTGGGGCTATGATGTTGATAAAAGGTAAACGCGGATACGATATGTTTCTTGAAAGAGAAAAGCTCAAAACAAAAATGTACGAAACACCTGTGTCCGCAAAGATTGTAGGCTCTGGTGAAAGCAAGAAGGCCGGAAGCGCCGCACTCCGTTCCGCTGTTGGCGGTTCAATTGCCGGATTGCCCGGTGCTGTTTACGGTGCAGCATCCGCAAAATCTAAAACAACCGTCACGTTTTATGTGACGTATGAAGATGGGCATCACGGAAGCGAAACTGTAAATTCCGATTCTAGCCGGTTCTTAAAACTGATGAAGGTCTGTGAAGATTGACCCGGTACAAATAAAACCCCTTGCGCCGGGCTTTCGGTAGCCTTATGCGCAAGGGGTTTTGTCATGCGTTAGTTATTATTTCTTTAGCTGCCGGAATCTTTTCAGGGTGTTCCAGCAGCCATGCAATAAATCGGTCAATCTTGGCTCTTTCCTGTTCACTCATTGTGGCATATCCTCCCGATCGGCAAGTGCGGATGTTCATTTGATACGATTATACATCTTTCTGTTGTACAGTCAATATCATTTTAACAACTTCGTAAAAATCGAATGTTTTCTTCACATCCATTACTTCACGTCAGGGAAGCCGCGAGTGTTCAAGTCAAAAGGGACAACGCCTATCCATCTTTCCTCCAATCACAGCTCTACGAGCTGTCCGTCAATGCGTTCGATGTTGTCTGCTGGGTCTCGTCCATCGTCTAATGCGGCTACGGCGCGTTCCAGGATGCCTTTTGCTTCGAGGTAAACATCTTTATCAGCTTCGTACCCAGAAAGGCTTAGGACAAGCTCTAACGTCCGTTTGCGAGCGTATGGAATAATCAGAGCATCTACGGTTCGTTTCATTCGCTTTCCTCCCACGGTTCAGGTGTGTGCGGCTGCCCATCGGGAACGCTTGCAGGCATTCCGTCGATGATCGGCATACGTTCATGGTTCCAGATTACAGTTTCTTTCATTTTTGTTCCACTCCTCTTTGGAATTTTTTTGACAATACAGTTATAACATAGGCTGCTGTTGGTTCTCCATAGCAGCTTTTTCCATTTTTTGGCTTGTCGAACCCGGCAGGTTTGCCGGATTTTGTTGAAAGGGTGAGAATTTATGGATGAATATTTAGTAAGAACAGCCAAAGCATTAGAGATAGCTCGAATGCGTTCCGGTTTGAGCCAGCAGAAATTGGCGGCACGGATGGGCGTAAATCGTGGCACGGTCGCCAATTGGGAGCAAGGTCTGGCAGCCATTTCCCTTCCGATGGCTATGCGCTGGTTCACCTGTTGCGGCGTATCGGTGGCTCGATACATGGACGCTTGCATTCACCCAGGGCTGCTGGAGCATCTGGAAGATGGCCTTTCCGATTTGGAGAAACGGAAGGTTCTCATAGATGCTATGATGGAGTGTTCCTCCTACGAAATAGATGCCCTGTTATACATTCGGTACGGAGATCACGGTTCAGATCACATCGGCGTACTGACGGAGATTCTGGCAAACCTCCACACGCCCTTGAAAGACAGGGTCGCTGTCTGCCGGATGGTGTCTGGTAGCTATGAGATGGCGCAGGCCACTAAAACAGACCCAGACCCGAACGGAACCGCCCCAAAGATGGAGATTCTATATCAGGCGCAGGATGCTGGAACGGAAGCTGCTATGAAGTCTAACGATTCCTATACCGTGAATCCCAATAATATAAGCGGCTGATTGTCGAACTATCGCATTTTTTGATGAACATTTTGTCCACGTTCATCCACTTTTTGTACACCTATCGGGCAAATTCACCTTGTCAATCCGTCCCCCATAGGCTGCAAATCGACAACATTTGCGCGTAATAAATAACGAATTATCGTCAATCTATTGCTTGTGATTGGTTGGATCGTCAATCCGTCCCCCATAGCATCGAATTAAAAGTTTTTCATCCACTTTTTGTACACGTTAGGTAAACCTAACCGTTAAGCGTTTCAACCTTTCGGATGTTGAACATCTGTTTATTTAGCGATATTTGCTTTGTGTTTTCCACTTTTTAAGAAAGAAAAGATTTTGTGGAAAATTTTCTTCTTCTGCTATTAGTAGAAGTTATTTTATAATCTTGTTAATAGTCTTGTTTTATATAATGTAAAGAGGTGTACAAAAAATGGAGATAGGTGTACAGATTGTGGAAATAGGTGTACAGATTGTGGAAAGAGGTGTACAAAAAGTGGAAACAGGTGTACGCTTACTATTGATTTGTGCACCTGTTTGTGGTATACTCTTATACGAGAGGAGGCGTGATAAGAGTGTCCGATATTAAAGGCGGGAACTTGGTTGAAAAGAGCCGACAGCTTGTTTGGGCAAAGTTCACTGATTATACAGCAGGAGAACTACGGTTACTTGAAGTGTATCTTAGCCGTATCAATCCGAGAGACCCCGAAACTTCAACGGTTCAGTTTACGTTACAAGAATATTGCGAATTTTTGGGGTTAAAAATCAATTCTAGGAATTTGAAAGCACAGGTTAAGCATTTCATCGACAACTCCGTTGAAGTTCCTAGAGGTGATGGTTCAGGCTCGTTTGACTTGTATCCCTTGTTCAGTAGAGCAACTGTAAACTTTGAACCTAGTTTAATGAATATTACTGTGTCATTGTGTTGCAATCCGCTTCTGCAACCTGTTTTCTTTGACATTGCGGAGCGTGGATATGTCAAGTATCGCTTGCGCTACACAGCGAATATGAAATCGCAGTATAGCATTTTGCTGTATTCAATTCTTCGAGAGTTCATCGGACGTGGCGTGAGCCAACCCGAAATTACGTTGGATAGATTAAGGGAACAGCTTGGTGCAAGAGAACCTAGCTATCAAGAGTTCAAGCATCTTAGGCGGCGTGTCATTGATATTGCGGTAGCTGAAATAAACGAAGTATCAGACCTGTGCGTTGAATATGACAAGGTCATGAGAGGTCGCAATGCAGTTGCTGTGAAGTTCAATGTAGCTTTCAAGTCTAATGAGCCAGTCATAGACGTGGAAGCTAACGAGGTTGAAAGCGTAGAGTTAAAAGATGTTCCAAAGAGCCAACGACCTGCCAGAAAGCCCCGCAGCGGCGCATACGAGGATGTGGATTGGGCATCTATTGCGCCGGAGATGTCTAAAAGCCAGTGTATCTTGACCGCAAAGCTGGTGGCAAAGAGATTGCCGGAGAAGTATCCGAACATCAAGCCTAACAAGAAAAAAGAAGCTGTTGTGAACATCATTGAGAATGCATACAGGATTCTTGTCAGCGAGCGACTTGATAGGATTGAAAAAGACCCCGGCGCTTATATGTACTCAATTTTGAAAGAAGCAGACATTGACGATTATGCTACGTTTGATGATAGCTTCTTGAAGTAGTCAGATGTAGCACATTGAGCAGATGATGCAGAAAGGAGAAAGAGTATGGTTCCAATGTTTCCGAAAGGCTATGACAAGGACAAGTGGTACATGACTAAAGATGTTATGCCGGATAAAAGCCTAGAAGGATGGACGCGTGGGCTTTTACTTCGCATCGAAGATGAGAAAACAGGAAAAAAAAGTTCCACAATCGGCAAGTACGATACAATCAACGGCAAATGGTTTGATTCCGATAGTAATGAAATCAAAGGGACTGTAATTGCATGGCACGTTACGCCTGTGTTGTGGGTTGGAGACGAGATAAAAGCAGCATATCCGTTCTACTAAAAAGAAAGAGTGATAAAATGGCAAAAGTTCAAAGTTCCGTTTTGTACAGAGAAATAGCGAAATTGCGAGACAACTTTGACTGTAACAGAGTTGAGTTTTTCGCCGTTGGGGACGGAATTGATACGCCGATTCATGTAATGGTAGGCTCTCGTGGACATGGCACTGTAGAACCAGACGAAGCGATTGAGGAAGGAAAGGCGCTAATTGAAGCTGGTAAGGCTACAAAAAAATTTAAGTATAACGGTTATTTTGTAATATGGGGAGAATAAAAATGGCAAAAATCATAGCTGTCGCCAACCAGAAAGGCGGCACAGGAAAGACTACCACAAGCACCTGTCTAGCAGGTGCGTTGCAGTTGCTTGGCAAGAAAGTTCTGCTGATGGACTGCGATGCCCAGTGCAACGCAACGGACACCTACGGCGCACAGACAGAGGACGTATGCACCCTGTTTGATGTGATGACACGGCAGGGAACGGTCGAAGAAGGGATCCAGCACTGTGAAGCTGGTGACATTCTGCCGTCTGATAGCGCGTTGAAGGACATTGACGAGCAGCTTGTCCGGGACATGGGCAAGAACTTCCGTCTGCGAGAAGCCCTTGAGAGCGTGTCCGGGCAGTACGATTACATTGTGCTGGACACTCCCCCGCAGCTTGGTCTTGCGCTTGTGAACGCGCTGATCGCCGCCAACAGTATCATCGTTCCAATCACAGCAGACCGATATGCACTTGCCGGATTAAGCCAGCTTTCGCAGACCATCGGCGATGTTCGCAGATACTTCAACCCAACTTTGAAGATTGAAGGTTTGCTTCTGAACCAGTACAAGAGCCGTGAGAACCTGTCCAAAGAGGTTGTGGAGCAGCTTCCTGTGATTGCACAGAGCATGGGTACAACCCTTCTGGACGTGAAGATTAGGCCGTCTATGGGCGTTCGCAAGGCTCAGGCTGAACGTCACAGCCTGTTTAGCGGCGACACGGCAAAGAGCACCAGCGCAGAGGATTTCAAAGCGTTGGCGCAGATGATTGTGGAGGGAGATAACAATGCGACTGATTGATAAAGAAGCACTGCTAGAAAGGCTTAATTTGTTTATTTGCGAGTATGACAGAATGGATCAAGAAGAAGCGATAGAAGCAATAAGAACCGTGATTAAAGCCGTCAAAATGATGCCAGAAACCCGGCACTCAAAGTGGGTTAGAACAAAAAACTTGATTATATCTTACAAATGTTCTATTTGCGGATATGAAACAGAAGTTGCACAAATGAGATATTGCCCGAACTGTGGCGCACGGATGGAGAATGTGAAATGAAATCAACCAGCAAAAAATCTTCAGGTTTGCTTGGCGGGTTTGATTTTCAGCCTATTTTTTCGGAACAGGCATTAAGCCGAAGTGAGCCAAAGGAAGAAGAAGTAAGCCAAGCAAAGCCGAACAAAGCCGAACAAGCACCGATTAAGCCTAGTGAAGCCACAGACAGCCATACGCAGCCTAATGAAGAACAGTTAAGCGATATTAAGCCGAAGCAAGCCAAAGACAGCGAAACACAGCCAAACAATGCCGTAGTAAGCGAAAGTAAGCCAAAGAAGCTGAAACAGGCGAAGGAAGTTCAACGCCTTATCGAACAAGGCGATGTTCCCGGCGCACTAGCAGAAGCTGGTTTGACAAAGAAAAAAATCCCGATGCCGGAATCGCATCAGGGCGTTGCAAGCGGTGACGGCAAGCGTTCCAAGCGCATTACCATCCTTATGAGCGAGGAAGAACGCAAGTACATCAACCGTGAAGCCAGACGGCACGGAATGACGATTGGGCAGTTCGTTTACGCTTTGGCGGTTGCGGCGGCAGATGGAAAGATTGAATTAGAAAATTTCTTGGAGGATTGACGTATGGAAGAACGCGAATTGAAACCATGTCCGTTTTGCGGAGAAAATGTTAGAATAAGCCATGATGGATTGCGTAAAAGCGATAGCGGAATGTCTTATAAAACTGTTTGGACTATTTTTTGCCAGAAATGTAAATGCAATATGATGAAAGAAGAAGCATATTACAGTTTTAATTACGATGGCGTTCTTGAAGTTTTAGATGATGGACGAGCAACGCTTGTAAAGCGATGGAACACGAGGTATTAAAATTTAAGCAATGAAACGCTAGAGAATAGAACAGGCAGCTATCGCCCATCGTTAGGAGATGTGGGAATCACCCCACCTAGCTTTTTCAATAGTAAACCCCTGTGTAGCCGTTAAAAACTACACAGGGGTTCTGTTTTACTTATCAGCAATGCAATCCCAGTAGAGATACGCCTTGCCATCTGCCGCCATGCTTCCGGGCTGTAGAACTCCTGCACATAGGATTCACAGGTGTCCGGGTTAAGCCGCTTGCAGTAGATCACGCCGCTGCGCAAGTCCGGGCAGTAGGTCGGTCTGCCGTACAGGTCGGACGGTATCGCCAGAAATTCCTCCCTGCTGGACACAGGTCTGCCAAGCAACCAACCGCCATCTTGTGCCGACTGCTGAACAGGCTGCTGCCCATTCATCGGCTGCGGACGCTGCGGTTGTGCCTGTTGCATCTGCGTGTTCGGCATGGGAGTGGCAAGTCCCACCGTGCCCATGCCACCGTAAGGATTGACAGGCTGCTGCGGAACGTAGGGCGTTCCGGGTGTCGGATAATAGCTCATAATACATCCCTCCTGATGCTCCCAGTGTACCGCATCGGCAAAAAGTGAAGGACAACGAAGGTACAACGAAAGACAAAAAAAGAAAAGCGCCCACACAGCACAAAGCCGCATGAGCGCTTAATTTTTACATATAAAACAAAAATCCCCCACTTTGCCTACAAAGTACCCAGCGTGGCACGCAGGGCTTCGACAAAGCAGGGGATTTTTTTGCTTATCAGCTTATGTGCGTAGGAGTATACAACGGAATAAATCGCTTCCAGCTGTGGCAGTGTCTAGGCCAATACCGAATAAGATACCAATCGCCAAACAGGTGAAAAGTGGTATAATATTTTGCAATTCTTGCAAGCTGTTTTTCTTTTGTATTGCACATAAGCATCACCATATAAAATCGTCTCCCGCATGGTACGCACTATAAGTGGGCGGGCGGGAGACTGGTCGGCGCCTATCTGGCAACCGCTTTTTTCATTCCCAGATAAAGCACTGGGCTAGCTGGCAAATATCCACCCTAATGCGCTTCTCCGAGAGGCCGGGAGGATTTGTTGAGATTATTATACCACAATTCGTGCAAAAAGAAAAGCCAGCGGGTAAACGTTCTTCCGCTGGCTCTCTGTACACATTTCTCCGAAGTGTGTGTACGCTACTTCGGACGGTACAAATATTATATCACGCATTCAGCATTTTTTCAATGCCTTTCAGCCGGTAGCTTATCGCCGTCCGGCTGTAATGTGTCTGTGCTGCAATGTCCGGCAGCGGGAGCCGCTCAACGTACCGCAGTAAGGCTATCTTACGGTCTACCCTCCCAAGCGGTGCGTTTTTGATGGCGGCGGTCATCTGCTGTCGGTCAAGTCCTTGCAGTGCAGCGGGCAGCACTACACGAGCCGCAGCCACAGGCAGTGCCGAGCCAGAAAGGCTGCGGCAGCTGTCCGGCGTTGCGCACCATATTGCCAAGCACGGCAAACTGGTGACAAAACGTCACCATTTTGTTGACATTGCCGAGATGGTATGTTTTCGTGAAGCCACGAAAACGTGCACAGACCATTTTCGTGATGTCACCGAGATGGTGGTATGTAGTGCTTGCCATGATATCCTCCTTACTGCGTGTTTTCCTCAGCGTTCGCCTTGTCCTCAGCATCCAGTGCGTCGTAGTACGCCTGCGCAAGAGCTTCCACCTCTGCGATGTCGTCCTCCGTCAGCAGGCCGCTGTCCAGATGGACATACGTCCTGTCCAGCCAGTATGCCACGTCACGTCCTGCGGAAATCTCCCGTTTGATGGAGCGCAGGGTCAGGTCGTGGCGAGATTTACTTTTGATTGCCATAGTAAGTCCTCCTTTAGGTCATGGACGCTACTGCGTCCTCAAGGTCAGTGATCCGCTTAATCGGGTCTGCGCGTCCCGTCACAGTCACGCTGTCTACATCGGTTATGACCGTGTTTGTGCCGCTCAGAGCGGGGATTGGCTGTGCGCCGGTTGCGGTGAAGGGAGTGGGAGTGGCGAGCTTGTAGCAGACTTGCACAGGGGTTTCGGCTGCGTACTGGGCGGCGAGGTAGGATTTCAAAGCGGCAACGTCTGCAAATGTAGACCAACGCAGATATAGGGATGTTTTCCACCCGTTTACTCCTTGTACCGTATTTGAACTTGAAACCGATGCAATAGGGAACGTTGTGCAATAATCGTCCCTGGACAGCGCTCTTGTTCCAATGGAAATCGAAGTGCTCTGAAAATAAAGAGCATCACCGGATCCAACGGCATTCCATGGCTCCGTTCCATCCAGCGTCAACAACTTCCATCTCCCCCGTCCTTCTCCCGTCACCGCGTCTACCTCACCGCCATAAACGGTTTCAGGCAGGGTCAGGGTAGCGGTTTGGCCGGTGTAAGGGGCGTATGTTGTTGCAGTCGTGCCTTTCTCTATCTGCGGTTTTGCCGAAACATTATCCAGTATGCCAGAGGTGGTAAAAAACAAGGAGGCATTTTGTATGTCAGTCTCTACCGTAAATGTACACGGCTGCCCAACCTGTTGTGCAGCAACTGTAGTATCGCCTACATCCCTATTGAGAATTGACATACGGAAATACGGCATTGCGCTAATCGTGTATGTGCCCGCAGGAAGCGAAAAATAATCAGAGTTGTAGTATGACGTCCCATTTGCCGTTCCGTTTGCCGTTACAGTGCCATCGGAGGTTATTGTCCACGTTAATCCGTTGCTCAAGGTTTTTTCTGGCATCCATGCAGGATTAAACAGGTTTTCCCCGCACCTTATCACTGTGACGCTGTCACGTCCCTTGATGGGACGAATGTTTTCGGGGCTGGGTGTCCCACTGCCTTCCTGCGTCGGCTCCCAGCTCACCTTACAGCCCAGCGGATATCCCGCCACCGGGCAGAACTGCGCCGGATTCCCCGTCTCAGAAATGGGCGGGCAGAGCATGTCTACAAGGTGCTTGCTGCTCCAGGCGTCGGTGCTGACAACGGTGTCATCTATGACGGCTTTTCTTGTCAGCTCGTCGCCGGTCACTTTAGCGTCTGCTGCCTTGCCGCTCTGGCTCAGGGTGGCGTCCACGGTGGCATCCTTGCCAGGTGCTCCGTCCTTGCCGTCGGCACCAGCAGGGCCCTGTGCTCCGGTCTCGCCCTTCTCGCCTTGCGGGCCCTGCGGGCCGGTCCTGCCCTGCACGCCCTGGATGCCGGGTTGTCCCTGCGGCCCCTGCTCGCCACGAGGGCCAGTCTCGCCCTGCGGACCAGTGGCTCCGGTAGCGCCTGTGGGGCCTTGAGGGCCACGCTCACCCTGCGGACCGACCGGGCCGATGGGACCGGGGTCACCTTTCTCGCCTTTGAAGTCACCAGCGGCGATGCCGTCCTTGAGCGCCTGCAAGCTGTCAGCGGCTTCCTGAGCGCTCTGATTCGCATTGCCCGCACTGGTGGCCGCTTCGCTGGCGGCCGTTTGTGCATCGGTCTTGGCCTGTTCTGCGGCGGTGGCGTCGGTGTGCACGGCCCCCACCAGCTCCTGCCATGCAGGTGTGCCCGGTTCCGGCTCTGTGCCGTCCTCTGTGCCGCTGTTGGCGCTGACACGATACCGCAGGTCTGCGCTGGTGACGGTCTTTGTGCCGTCGCTGCCCTCAAAGGTGATGCAGCCATTGCCGGGCTGTGCGGTCACGCTGGCGGGCACGTCCACAGAGCCGTCCACCACCAGCGAGGATGCCGGGTCTTTGCCGCCAGGGACATGCCAAAATGCCCGGATGGTCAGGCCTTCCCACTCGCCGGTTGCATCGACGTGCAGGCGGTACACGCCCCGGTTCTTGGTGTAGCCAAAGCGCACCAGTTGCTCATAGCCCGGCACTTTGACAACGCCATTGGATGCGAGAGATACGCTTAGCTCGATCATGCTTTACTCCTTGTTGATGGTGGGCATCTTCTCCGTCAGCGCCTTTTTCATCATGCTGACGGCCTTTTCGATCACGCTGTCCAGCACTTCATCCGTGATGATGGGCTTGAGCCAGTCCGGCAGTGCGCCGCGCAGTGCGGCAAAGACCTGTGCCTTTTTCTTGGCTCCCTGGCCGCTGCCCATGATGCTGTTTTCTGCCAGGGTCACCAGTTCCAGGGCCCACTGCTTGACGTACTGCTTATAGCCCAGGCGAATTGCACCAACTGCCAGGGAGATAAAGCCCAGGGCCATCAGAACCAGGGCGACAGGGGTGGGGATAAAGTTAAGCATTGCTTCCATGTTTTGTTACTCCTTCCATGAGGTAATTATCGATTTTTTCCTTGCTGGCCTGCATAGCGGGCACGTTGTTTCCGGTCAGCTGTGCTTCCAGCAGGGCACGAACGGCTTCAAGCGTCAGGCGGTTTACTTCGTCGATTCCCCCGAAGCGGGACAAATCGCGCCCAAGCGCCAAAGAATGTTGCGCATAGCCCGTTTCTAGCGTTTGCAAGCGCTTGTCCATCTCGTCAAGCCGCTTGTTCTGCGCATCGTCGGGGGCCTGCGCCTTTTTGATGTACTTGTGAATGATTTCCAGCACCTTGTCGATGGTGATGGCCGCAGCGCACAGGCTGCCCAGAATGCCAAGCACCCACAGTAAAGCTTCTTTTTCGGTCATTTACCCTCCCGGAGACGGGTCAGACCCTTCTTGCTGATGATACGGGGGTAGTTGAGGGTAGTGACGTTGAGATCTACGTTGCCGGAGATGCCAGGCACGCTGCCCTTACTGGTGTGCTGGTGGGTGTTGTAGGCAAAGGTCACGGCAGGCGTCTTGCCGGTGTAGTCGGCAAGCCAGACGTCGTAGGGGCTGAGGGCAGCACCGCCCATATACAGGCGCGTCTTAGCAAAGCTGGTGTAGGTATAGAGCTGGGCATAGAAGCCCATGTCCTCCACCTTTTTCAGGGCGTAGGCTGTCAGGTCGGTCAACGCCTGCTTGCCAAGAATCCTGAATTTGTTGTCCTCCACGTCCACTGCCACAGGCATTTCCAGCGTCTTGCCACGCAGGGCGTCAACCAGCAGGGAAAGTTCTGCATCGGCCATCGCCTCGCTAGTGGCGTAGGTGTAGTAATACACACCCACCGCCAGACCTGCCGCCTTTGCATGGCGGTAGTTCGCTTCAAAGGTCGGGTCGATGTACAGGCCGTCCGCTCGCTTGGAGAGCCTGCGGTTTGTGCTGACGGTCTTGAGCATGACGCCCTGATAGCCAGCGGCCTTGACCTTCTTCCAGCCCTCCAGTGTAATGTTGCCCTGATACCGGCTTACGTCGATATAGCGGTAGGGCGGTGCTCCCGTCCACTCGGTCACAGATGCCATTGTGTCCTCCTTCTCTGCCTGTTCTTCCGCCAAAGCGGCAAAGAACCGGCTCAAAAAGTTGAAAAGTGCGGTCAAAAATGTGTTGTTTATTGCGATCAACCTCCCGGGCCCAAGAGTAGGCATTAAGCGCCATGGACGGCCTTCTGCTTGGCCAGCAGCTCGGCCAGCGTAGGGTAGTGGTAGCCGGAGAGCCAGATGTCTACGGTGTAGCCGCCGGTATTTGCGGTGCTGCCTGCCAGTTCAAAGTGCAGGGTCCCGTCTGTCCGGAAAGTGGTGTTGGACGCAAAAATTCCCGTGCCTTTGCCGAAGTCATGGTTGACCGTGCCGCCTTTTGCGATGTCTACTTCTTCGCCGTATGCGCGGGAACTGTCGTTGTACCTCGACTTGACGTGCACATAGTCAAGACCGTCGGGCAGCTTGATGTCATAGGTGTGCCACTTTTTCTCTGTTTCCACATAGTGGTTCCACACCAGCCGGGGCTCCGACTTTACCGCCACGGCGGCAGCGATCT